GCTTTCTTTAGGGTGGTAAACTGCTCGTTGTCGATCTGCTCCTGTACCCAGTTCTTTCGATTGTTAAGATACTTAATACGTCTTTCGTTGTATTCCCGGGCAGGAAGACCAAGGCGTTCAGCCTCTGCCATTCCCTGTTCTTTCATTCTTATAACATCCTCAGAGTCACCTTCTCTTACGACAAAAATACCGGACTTCCCACCTCCATTTTCAACCATGTCCCTGAAGTTCTCGAAAAGCCTTTTCTTTATCTGCAACTCCTTCTTTTCTTCGGGCGTGGGTTTATTTTTGTCCTGAAGTCTCTTTATGTCATCACGAAGATCAATAATGTCCTGACTCTCCTGCTTTTGCTGTGCCGGGGTCTTTGGTCTGGTTATTCCGTTTTTAAGGTCCTCATACTGCTGCATCAACCTGTCTTTCTTGCGAAGTTCGGCAGATTGTGCGGGAGTTGGCTTGTCTGCATTTTTCAGGTCCTTAATTTGATCCTTCAACTCCTTTATCTCGGGAGGATCGGCAGGGGGTTTAGGTTTCACCTTCCCGGTGTCGATACCATTTTGTGTGTCTTCAAGTTTAAGACGGAGTTCGGCCTCACGCTTATAGTTCGCCATATCCGTGGCAAGTTCACTCCTTGTCTTTGGAGCATTCTCCTTTGAATATCCAGAAAGATGATCCATGATGTCTCTGGCGGTAAACTCGGGGAATACCTGCTGCACGTCACTCAGGGTTTTTTCTACAATCTCATCCAGCGACTTTGCGCCCATAACATGATGATCCTTAGCGATATCCTTGATGATCCTTGATATATCAGCACTGGACTCCGAGGAGGGTTTAGCCTCCTTGTCCGTAGGATACATGCCTTCCAGTTCCCTGTATTTGTCGACATCTTTTTTTCCTATAAGTTTTGCTATATCCTTGTTTGATAATAATTCTGCCACATCAGCCTTCGACCCTCCCTTGGCATAATAAAGCGATCCGTATTTCTCAAACCCTGACGCTGTATTTACCTCTTTTTCTATCCTGTTTTTTATCTTTGAGCCAAGGTCATCTTTTTCTGCTGCTGCACCTCCCCCTCTGGCGTTTCTTGTGGCATCCATGTCAATCGGATGGCTTTTCGTGCTTTCCGCTCTTAGTTTTCCGTTCCATTTAGCTACAACCATGTCGTATCCAGCCTCTGCAATGAGGGGATTCATGTAGTCGATCTGCTTGTCTGGCGAGAACGACACGTCTGGACCATAATCCTTCCTAAATAAGGCAAGGGCTTGATCATAGAAATTTAATGGATCATCGTTAAACGGATAAACCTTGTCTTTCGGAATCCTTACAGCGTGTAATCCTCCGGTAACGTTGTGTTCACGATCTCCCGGCTGAGTGTAATAATAACTAACCTTTTCGGAACGCTTATCTGAGGTTATGCTATTCTCCCCCCAGTGTGATGGATCAACCATCCCGTTCTTGTACTTCTCCCAACCATGACCGTACCTGAAGAATATATAATTCCCATTCCCATCGTCAACCATATTTTTAGAATACTCTTTCGGGACGATGTTTTTGACAGGACCTTCTTCTGAGGATGATGGTTTCATTCCGGCCAACATGATCTGGCGCAGTTTCTCCACATTCACTTTGATCCTGTTTTCTGGTTCCTTTGGCATATTTTTACTCCTGCCCCCGGTCCCCAGAACTTCCATGATCCTTATCTTCTCCTTATCTGCCTCATGCGCCTTTTCCAGTTCTTCGATCCTTATTTTGGCATCCCGCAGGTCCTGAAATTTTTGAGCAACATAAGCCTTTGCCTCTGGGGTCAATTCCTCAAGACTCTTGGTGGCCATGTATTCACGCTCCATCTGGCCGATATTCAACTCCGTGTTTACGTATGTCTGACGAAGACGGAAGATGTTGCTGGCCTCACGCCCGATCATCCAGCTTGCCATGTCATTATCTGACATTTTACGATAAACCTCAGACAGATCATTCTGAAGTTTCCTTCTTTGCTCTGGACTTTTCTCGGCCTTTAATTTATTCAGATACTCAATCTCGTCATTACGAAGGATGGCTCTGTGGATCAAAAGAACTGCCTCGTCAACCAGATTTCCGGTATGATCTCTCAGAACCCTGTTTGTTACCCCGTACAGAATCTCTGGGTTTGCGTTTACCCCGGCTTTGGCAATGTCATATGCCTCGAAGACGTTCGTGCTGTGTACGGCTCCTATGTGTCTCCTGAGAGCGTCCAGAGCCTGTAAGCCTTCCCTGCCCTCCAGTTCACTTTCTATTGTGGCATTATTTATGGCCGTAGTTTCATCCGCTGGCTTTTTCATCCTTGCTTTTTTACCGAAAATAGCCTCGTTTATCACGTCATTAGGGATCGACTCGTTGGTTTTAGCAACACTTTCCTTAAACGCATTAACCAGCGCAGTGCCCTTTAATTCGGGATGAATGTCCCTGAACTTCCCAAACACATTAGTAATACCGTTGATCAATTTCTTGCGATCCTCGGAAGACATCGGTTCTGACTCTGCTGAAAACAACCTTCCCTGCCCAGAACTCGTATCTTTCTCGGCCTGATCTCTTGTTTTTAACTGCTTGGTTGTCATCTCACTTTTCCATACTCCTGTATTGAGTTTGCCTTTGACGAGTGGACCCGCAACGTCTCCATAAGAAACCCCGGCAGCATTTTCCCTTCCTCCCGCTTTGATATACAGGTCTTTCTCAAAATACCACAATGCAGCCTGAACATCTGCCACAGAAAGATTATACCCTTTCTCAGCCAACTTACGTTGTGCCTCTTTAAAAGTTTCGTATTGCAATGTTCGATCTGGGGCATTATCTGGGGAATCTACTGTTCCATTCATTTTCTGGAATATCCCATTTGCCTTAGTATCAGCGTTCCCCTCTTGTATTAATTGCTCTTTTGACTTTATCATATTCGGGACCACGCCCTTGTCACGTTGAGCCTTTTCCACGTCAAGATTTGCCAAAATCTTCTCGTACTCAATCTCCTGCTCTTTCTTTGTCCCCTTTTTTTGACCAACCAATATCTCGATATCGGTCCAGTATCCACCTCCTTTTTTAACCTTCGTTATGCCGTCTTTGGTCACAACGGTGTCTGGTCCTTTTCTTTTTATGTAAGCCCTCGTCCTTTTTGTTGCGTCAGCAATTGCATCGTCATCAGATATGTCTGGCTTGCCAATCAGCGTTTTATACGCCCTAACACCGACATCTTCCGACTCAGGAGAGCCTTCCCTTCCTTTTAAAGTAGGGATGACTGATGACCTGTATCTATTGAATGATCTGGACTCCCAACGGTCCATTGTCGGATACCCTTCGTCTCCCATAAGATTAGAGAAGTACACTCCTAACTTAGGTCCAAACACGGTAACAGCCCGTGGGAGTTTCATCTTATCTTCCCACCCGCTATTGTATTTAATTCCAAGTTCTTTTGCCTCTTTACGAAACTTAGTTCCGGTCTTTTTTTCCATCAACCACTTGCTTAATTTTTTGATGTCTCCATCAAATTCAGGACTCTCAAGTAGTTCGTTTATCCTATCTATATTAAGGTCGTAAGATTCTGTTTTTGTCCCACCTCCGGTAGCATAAGGTATTTTTTTAGAGCCATTGTTTTTGTAAGCCTCATATATTTCAACAGCAGCCTGAAGATTGTCATTAACCTCGGTTTGATCGCTGGTAATGGCCGTGAGCATTGTGAATAGGTCACGCTCCCCATGTTCGTTTGTTTTTAACTCTGGATACACAGTACTGAGTGTGTCGATAGCCTTTTCGTACTGCTTTGTATACCAGCCAACTCCGCTACGGTCTGACATTCCGTATGTGTCTATCATGTGTTCAACCTCTAAGGCGATAAACTTAGATAGTCTGGGGATGATCTGGTGCCTAACACTCTTGTTGTGAGCAATTATACGGGCTAATTCGTCTCCTTTTTTATCCTTTTCCGACTTAAGCCTGTCGGTTACCCTCCATTTTTTACGCTCGTAATACTCATTTATTTTCTCATATATTTTTCTGAGGTTATTTGTCTTATTTGGGTTTATTCCTATACTTCTGAAAGACTCTTCCCCGGTCATAAACTCATCCATGTGAGGCATGACATTACCTCCTTGACTTGGGAAGAACGGAGACTCTCTTTCATATACAGAGGCGGTACTGGCCTTGATGATATCGGCAATTTCGTTATCTGTAAGAGCCACGTCTTTCCCGATAAAGGATTTTATGGCATTGCGAACAAAATCGACAACCTGCTGCCATATTCCCTTCTCCATTTTATTGAGGTCCTCTTTGGTAATGATCTTCTCGGCAATCTTGGCAAGATACTCCTCGGCCAAACCTTCTTTCCCGATCTTACCGCTGTTAAACGAATTAATATACGACCTGTCGATGGTTTGGGATATCTTATCCATTCCCACGGAGTCATATATTTTCCCAAGCAGTTTATCTAATTCCTCTGGCTTTTCAATCAGCGATCTGAGGCCACGGTGAATCCCCTGCTCGTGAACCCATGTGGCCACGGCATCATTCTCATTCTTAAGATTGTCGGCAATGAAGTAAATCTTCCCGTTCCAAGGGTCATAAACACCCCTGATATTTACCTTTGCCCCGGGAGATGCATTCCCTTCAATTCCAGCCCTTATGTCGGCAGGAAGGTCTTCCTGAGACTGTACCACAACCGCATCAAGTCCATTAACAGCCTTCTTTGCCAGCCCGTTAATAATAGACTGTACATTCTTCTGAGACTCTGGGGCGGGATTTTTCTTGGTGGCCTCCTGAAGGGCTTGAATTTCCTTCATTAAAGGAACTTCTGCCGGGATGACCTTTTCCTCAATAGGTACGTCCTTGTAATTAACCGGGGTTAAGCCATTCACACTCCGGTATTCCGCATCCCTTTCGGTGGCTCGTTGCCAAAGCGCACGTTGATCTTCCCCACCCTGTCCGTCTTCCACTTGAACGCCAAATTCTTTGAGTAACTGGGACCGTCTGTCTTCGGTGACGTATCTGGAGTCGACTGGTCTGGCTGTTTGATCTTCGATGGTGATTCCATTTTCTTTTAAATTAGTTGCAAATTTATCTACCTGTGAATTAAATTCCTCATTCTTATTATCGTAGAAATCAAGTATTTGAACTCTTCCCTTCTCGTCAAGAAGTGTGGCGTCAAGTCCAGCGTCTTTGAGTGCCTTAAGCACCCCTTCAACATTGTCTACCTTGAATTCCAGTTCGATAATCCTGTCGGAAACCCCGTCCGAAGGGGCGTCAGGCTCAACGTATCTGGAGGCAATTGTTGCTTTCTGGGTTTCGTGAGACATCACGCCAAGGAGTGCGGCAAATTGTTCGGCCTCATCAAGGGTTTTCGCATTCACTTCCACCCTGTTTGACACCTCTGGGATGCCTTCAAAAATTCCAATAGTGTGGTCGATGTTCTTTATCTCAACCTTCATAATTCGGCCAAGTTCATGCATCCCCTTGATGTACGCCTTATACTCTGGTCTTTCCCTGACGGATGTGGCATCCTCTACGCTGGTTATCTTCAGGTCCCTGTAAGGTGCTACAAATATGGCTGAAATTGTGCCATCAGGATTGAGACTATTGATCATATCTGGCTTTGCCAGAGGCTCCGGTCCGTAAGGAACACGATCAAGGGCTTTTGATGCTATTTTTGTAAAGTCAAGTATTGCCTGTCTGTGTACGGAAGGATTCTTCTGGTACGGCTTTTCAACGACATTTTGGTTGTTATTGCCTTCGATATTTGCTCCGATATTATCACTTAACTCTGTCCCGTCATAAAGGGCGAGGGAGTTCACATTGATATGTGAAATGATATCCAGATTCTTATTAAGATAATCGGCTGTTCTGGCGTAAGACTCGGGCGTTTCCGACCAGTCCGTTTCAGTGTCTCCGACCTTGTCTTTCCCCTCGAAACCAACAACGAGATTAGGAATGAAGTTTATTTTGTTCTCCCTGAGTTTTTCTGCCGCCAACTCCATCTGTTTTTCAAGGGCTGGCTTGTGTAATCTCCTTAAAATAGGATCGTTAAACGACTCAATTCCAAGTTCAACGTACTTAATGTGGGCGTCCTCCAGAAACTGATTGTCAAACTTGAGCATCTGGCCAGCGGTTGTCTGGATTATAAAGCCTTCAAAATCAGGATTTACCTCCTTTATCCTCTTGTAAATCTCAGTGAGATAAGTGTGGTTCTTGGACTGACCGAAAGTTTTGTCATCCAAATATATCAGCCTTGCATCCAAGTCCTTGATGCTTTCAACCTGAGAGTCAATGATATCTTTGGGCGTTTCCGTTATAACCCGGGGAATTTCCGAGCAAAAGGCGCAGTGAAACAGGCACCCTTCGGACATACTGAGTCTGGGGATGACTCTCGTGCCCCTGAAATGACGATAGGAATACCCATGAACATCTGGGTATCCATTTTGAACAGCAAACTCACTGACCGTCTTATACACGGTAACGTTTGGTTTTTCACTCAAGGATTTGAATTCGGTGTATCCCCCTACGGATATTTTCTGCCCGGGAATCTCCTCTGCTATCCTCGAAATATGTGGCTCATTTATCATAAGAGTACTGAATGCAACCCTGTCGTATCCAGCCTCTTTAATAAACTTAATAGCCTCATCCATATCCCTGACAACATAAACATCCGACTTGTCAACAATATGAGAGAGCCGGGACATCCATAGTGGAATTTCCCAGAAGTCGAACGTCCTGTCGAACCCGGGTCTGGTACGGTATAGTTTGTCATAATACAACTCTGTCGGGTCCCCGGTCAATCTTCCTCTGTTCAGGAGGTCCGAGTTTGAAAATTGAACAAGCAACACTCTGTCTGAATTATCTTTTCCCGGGTCCATCCTTACCCACAGGTTGTTCCCTTTGTTTTTTGGACTGTTGCGAACAGCGTCATTTAGACTGAAACTTGGCGTGGTTGTCTCGCTTCCCTTTGCGTCCTTGGAAATTACGGGATCGGCTCCATTAATAGGCTCCTTATCAACCTTGCGGAACGCCTCGTACTCTCCGACCGCCTGATCAATGACTTCATTAAGGGATTTCCCGGCATTAGCAGGATCGGACATCATATTAAGAACCTGCGCTGAAACAGCGGCTGTCTCGTGATCCAAAACCTCGACATTCAGCCTGTTTGTCCTGTACTTAACCTCGTCATTCAGGCTTTTATCGTTTATGTCGACCGGATTAACTTCTGAAACTGGCCTGTCAAGAAGTGATTTTACGGGCTTTCCAGAACCTTCATCTCCAACCACAAGCACCTTGGATTTATCAACAATATTCCCGTCCCCAAGATCAAATTTATCTCCCGATATCCCTTTTACAACAAAGGCTTTTCCATCGAGGAAGACAACGGAGCTTGGTTTAACTTCGCCAGTCTCCCCTGATACGAGTCGATTGCCTTCTTGCGTTGTTTCGCCTCCTCCAAGGATAGTGCCGGGGTTAACGGTTTGCCTTCGTCCGTCTGGACTAAGTACCCTGATGGCGTTTTCACTATTGACGTTTTCATCTGTGTTTTTATTAATAATTTCGTTTGCAATTTTCTCTGCACCTACACGGGTTTCCGCACGGTGTATCCCAGTGGACTCTCCGAATTTATCGCCCGTAACATTAACCTCCCAATATGGACTTACCGGGACAAACTGACCGTCTTTCCCGAGCAGCCTCCCGATCCTTGACGGTTTTTGATATTGTGTTGTAACCTGCTCTATCTGAACATGATTATCGTCATCAAGTTTATATGAACCAAGGATTGGGTCCGATCCATCATCCGGTTTATCCCATTCAATCCTACTTCCGGTAGCAGGGATGATAGGAATTTCTGGTTTTATAACAGGCTCTGACTCGCCTTTCTTGGGAAGTAACCCTGTCTCGATTGGAGGAGGCTCGACAAGGTTTCTAACCCTCTGAACAGCATCATCGAGAGACAATGGATTCTCGTCTCTTAATTTTACAATATTACTTTCCTCCCGGCTTAAAGCCTCTCCATCCTCCATTTTCTTCTTAGCAGACTTGTAAAGTGCGTCTTGTCTTTTAGCCTCAATTTCCTTCTCCTTGGCAACCTCTGCATCAAATCGGTCAACCTCCTTTTGCTCCAGTGGAGTGCGGTCCCACGGAGTTTCATATTTATCAAGCCCCATCTTTAAGGTAGCAACATCGGCCTCTCCAGCCTTAAGCCTCTGGGAGATATTCACCTTCTGCTGGACCGTCATACTGTTTGCGTCCGTCCTTTTCTGACGTTCCATGATGAGGGTAGTGAATCTCATGGCGTCCTTCTCGGCAGCGTCAGCATCTCCGTATTTACGGGCGAACACAGGCTCGTCAGCGGCATTATAGGCGATTAAAACCGACTTTCCTCCATCGCTTTTAGTATCAATCCTTGACACTACTGGAGTTCCGGTATCTGGCATAAGACCCTCAATAGCATACATCAACTTTGCCTTGGTCTCAATAGGGATACTTCCCGACCTTAAGAACCACTGTAACTGATTTGGATCGTTATTCAGGCTGTTTATGACCTCGTCAGAGGAGGGGAATGCATTCAGCTTATAATTTCCGTTTTTATCAGTCCTACCCTTCGGTCTCCCTTTGTAGTCGTACATCAGACTGATTTCGTCAGGAGTAAGTTCTACCCTGAATACGCCCTCATTCACCTTCCCCTTATCAAAGTTCTGAGCCTTGACCCATTCCGTTCCAGATATCAGTATGTGAGGTATTTTAAGCCCTACAAGAGGGATGGCACTTAACACAAAGTCCTTGAATGTTAAGTCGCTTAACTGTTTCTTTGGGTCGAACATTGTTCCACCAACCGTAAACACCCCGACTTCAGTGGCAAATCCAGCGGCACTTACATTGGCCTTAAGAGTGGATATGGATTGTTTTGAAAGTCCGGTATCAGCCCCCCATTCACCGACTGACCCTTTCCCGATTTCAGTCCCGGCACCAATAGCACCGACCGCACCTCCAAGAAGAAAGTCCTCTCCTCCTCTTTTCAGCACCTGACTCCAATTAATGCTCTTAAGTGTGTTTTTGGGATCAGCTAACTGGGTAGCTGTTTCGCTCATCATCCCATAGGCACTAAGAGAACCAGCGGAAACGGCAGCGTTTTTAATCACGCTGGCGGTGGCTCCGTTTATCATCTCATCAGAAAGATACGCAACCGCTTTTCTGGCGGTCGACTCCCTCATCCCATTAGCAACAAACTGAGCAATAGTCTTTTCTGCCGCCTTTAAAGCATTCTTCTTGATCGCCCAGTCAACAGCCATTTCCGCAGGTTTTGCCCCTACTGAAAACGCCCCAAGTCCTTCCATACCGAACTCAGCAGCACCCTTCCCAACGGTTCCCCATCCAGCTACTGGCAACATCGGACCGGAGTCAATCAACAGGCTCACAAATCCTGCCGCAACACTTTCAGTCGTGGAAGGCGTGTATCCCGCCCAAGGATCAAATGCTGGATCGGTCGATCCCGGTGGAAGGAAAGCCTGAACTCCCTTGCCGATCAATGAATTTCCAACTCCCTGTGCCACAATATAGTCCATTGAGGACCTCCTATTGTACCACTGATTTTGCTCTTCTTTTATGGCGTCACCAAGAACCGTTCTCTGGTCCGTAAGTTTGTCTACCTCATCATTCATAATCTTTGTATGCTCTGGGGTATTTGACCCCTGCTCTTCCCGGGAAAGGTTCTGCATGGCCTTTGTCTTTGCCCCCAAAGCCATATGTTCACGCTCCATCTGAGCCAGCTTATTCGGATCAGGAGGAAGGCTCATCAGTTTGTCGGCATACAAAAGGGCGTCCTTCCAGTTTCCTGAATTTGCCGCCATCACAACCTTCTGCCCGTTAAGAGTAGGATCATCGGGATTTAGTGCAAGTGCCTTATCAAGAAACCCAGAAACTCCATATTTATCGTAAATTGACGGGTCTCTCGCCAGTATTCCCTTTACATCATCGGGTGTCGGAGAGCCATCAACGATACCAGACTGAACAATTACATTCCTTGCATCGTTTTCTGCGGCTTTCTTTGCCGCCCAGTATGGCAACTGATTGGCGTAGGGATCGGCAGGACGGGTTTTCTCCAAGTTAGAGAGCATTTGTACCACCGTGGTAAGATCACCCTTGTCAGCGGCATCTTTCATTGCAATTCTTGGCATAAGATAAGACTGATTGAGCCACATGTTTTCCCGTTCTATCTGAACGGGGTCTTTTGGCTTATCCAAACCGTCTTGGTATTCTTGTTCTGAGGTTATTGGAGCAATTTCTGCCTTGGCTCTTGCCTCGGTGATCCCGATTTTATCAGGGTCTACCCCGACCGCTTGCTGATAATCGGATTTCCATTTTGTAGGATTATTCGGAGATTTCAGGTCTTGACCATCTGAACCAAAGTTTCCCCAGTTGAGTTCCCATTTTTTTGTACTTGGGTTTTTAGTTGCAACTGGAGTTATACCTGATTTCCACGCACCACGATAGTCGTAATCTGGATTGTCAGGAGAATCTTCTCCTCCCTTGGTCAATCTCTGGTCCTGTTTCCACGCCTGTACACGAGGGTTCTCATTCCAGAACTTCTGGAAACCCTCCTCGTCTTTGGGGGATAATTTTGTGGTATTGAATCCCGGTGTCGGTTGAGGTACTGGTTTTACCTCCTTGGGCACAACTGGTCCCGGTGCCGCCTTAGATGTACCATCTTCGGATGACGATGGCTGGATAGGGGATATAGGCGACCCGCCTCCTAAGTTTTTCCCGGCATCCATCGAAAAAGCATCGGACGGATTTACAGGCTCCTCTTTTTTTTTTAACCCAGAAAGGTCGATGGGAGGTAAAGAGGCTCCCTTGTTTGCACCAGTAAGTCCAGAAAGATCAATTGGCGGTAATTTTGTGTTTTCGTCCATTACTTCAGGTCTATATTGTGTTGATCCTTGTACAGTTTAATCAAGTCAGCGTCAGAAACTCCCGGGTTCTGCGTTCTTGCGGCCTTTAATGACCCAACGGTTGGTTCAGAAACCTTCTTTGCCTTTCCCGGGTCCTTCGGGTAATACGCTTGGAGAGAATTATAGTCATCGGTCGACAGGGTTGTTTCGTCAATCTTAACAGGCTGTTCCTCCTCTTTTGTCTCAACTTTTATGCCCGGGTATTTTTTGGGGTTATCCGCAATATACTGTTGAGTTGCGTCTTTAGGGACCTTGACCATCCTTGTTCCATACCATATGCGTTTACCAGTTGATTTATCCTCGACAAATTTAAGCAATTGTGTGTCAGATATTGTACCATCAGCATAGGTTAATGGCCTTTTTATAAGAACCTGCGGGGTGTAGGTAGTCGTACCATCACTGTTATCAAACTGAGTCCATCCGGTGGATGGTTGAACTTTCCCAAATCCAGCCTTCTGCTTGATCAACTGCATCCCCATTGTCTCGGTCTGCTGTTTTCTGGTTATATATGTCGATCTGTCAACTCCCCTTTCCTTCCAGTAATTCTGAAGGTCCTTGTCACTGTCCCATAAATTACCTGCATCCCTCTGAACGTCCCCTTCGTCATAAACACCGTAAGTGTAATCGTATCCACTTCCGTCAGGACGTGGAGTCATTTTCCCGGTCTTCTGAGCGGCATATTGATTGTCACGGAACCACTCCTTCTCAATTTTCATCGCCTTTTCAGGTGTGTACTGGGTGTCAATAAGGGTCATTGGGTCAGCGGCCTTTGCAATAGGTGTCTTAGTCGTAACCCAGTCATTCAATGCTGCCTCCGAGGAAGGTGCTAACTCCCCTTTTTTCTTCAATTCAGCAGCATACAACATGGCTTGTTTATACCTGTTTACCAGCAACTGACTATCGGTAACCTTGGTGAGAATGGATTTCTTATCCTGCTCAATAGCCGTAAGGTCTTTGTAGTTTGGGACTGCATTATTTTGCTCGGCCTTCACAAAAACGTCTGCCGCCTTCTGCTTGAAAGTATCGAGGTCTCCAAGTATCTCGTCCCGGTGATTGGCCTGAGTACCTTCCAGAGAAACGTCCACAAGTTTCATGTACTGGTCAATAATCCCCTGCTGTTGAGCCATCTTTCTTTGACTTATAGCAGAAAGAGACTGCCCGAGATTCTGAATGGCGGGAGTTATTGTGTCTTGAGGTAAAAACGAGATAGGAGGCATGTCTTATTTTTTTAATAGCTGAATCCAAGTTTCTTGAACATGATATTTATGGGGTCAGCAGGATTAGACTTCATGTAATCGAACCAGTCCCCATTTGGGTTAACACTCTTATCGACAGGAGTATTTGGATTTAAGACCGAACCCCAAGGAGTGGTAAGTCCTTCTTTAAAAGCTGGTTCTTCTGTAAATGGAGGTGTCGAATACGGTGTCCCGGCTTTTACCGGAGGGATGATCCCGTTTATAACCCCATCAAGGCCATAGGACTTTTCCCCGGGGCTTGAAAACATCTGGGGAATCTTCTCGTATCCCGGGGATGAGGATGGGGAATCTTCAAATGTGGGCACTGCTGGTTTGCTCGGGGTTAACGAGTCAACACTTCCCCCCTGCTGAAAGAACGTGGCTTGTTTCTTCAAAAAGTCTTCTTGGGAATTCAGGCTGCTAATCATTCCGTAGGTGCTTATTCCAGCCCCTATTCCGGTGTTTATGCTTTGGAGTAAGTCCTTGGTCCCCTGTGCGCTTTGCTCGATAGATGCTAATTTAATTTGGTTGTTTTGACCCTGAATAGACACGTCAAGGCCAGCGTTATGTGTGAGTACATTCTCGTAGTTATTTATATTTCCCAGTCTTGCCTTGGTGTCTTCTATGGCCAATTGATTGTACGCCTCGTCCGTTGCCGACATCGCCCTTGACGCCATGTCTATCATTGATGACGGACTCTGGAGAACATCCTTCATCTGAGATATTGTTTGTGACATCATCTGATCGACATTGTCCTTATATCTCTCATATCCCGGCATCCCCATATAAGACATTTCTCTTGCCATCCCCTCCGCTTCTATGGCCTGTTCAGGCATCGTAGTATTTAGGTCTCCGATCTTACTGGCTGTTTTATCAGACGCAACCTTGCTGAAAACTCCGCTCGCCAAGTTGATCGCCATAGGGATTAATGATGCTAATAGTCCTATCATTTTATTCAGATATTGTACCGTTAATATTTACTCCCATTATAGGTTTTCCATCATCGCTTATAAGCCTTACTCGTATAGTATGTCCTCTGAGTTTTCTCCCATTAAACAAATCAGACAACGACTCCTTTCCATGAGTATACATATCTCTCAAAAATGACACAACACCAACGCCTTCTCTGCGTTTAAATGCCGAACTTTTCAACCTGCTTCGCATGTGACTTCCATCCGTAATCACGTACACATCCCCGGTTTCGGGAGACTCCCAGTTTCCATACGAAAACACTTCCATAGAATCCCACGACTTAATCTTGTCTGGATTCACGTTAGCAACAACAATAACCTCGCTTTTGTATTGAACTCCATAAAAAATATTTGGAGCGTTGTCCATATCTGTAACGCCTATATTGTGACGATACAGCCTACCTCCCTTTGAACTCATAAACACAAGATTACAAGTCCCATATCCATCAGGAATGAAGGACAAACAAGTTGTCCAAGAATTGGTTGGCTCATGGAACATCAGGGTGGCATTATTAATAGGGTTAATATGGTCAACAAATGTAACAATTAAATTCCCATATTCGCTCTCGAATGCTGAATATACATTCACATTGGCAACTCCAGATTTTATTAGGGACCTGCTTTTGTTTCTGAAATACGTTGACATTCCATAGTCCCACCCAGACTCACTGTCCTTTCCAACGATCTGACGAACTCCGTTTGTGGACCATCTGCACCATATCCCGCTATACATATCCCAGAAATACGTGTAACTTCCAGAGTCCGTTACACTTTCTGGGTTTATGGTCCCAAAGTCTTCTGGATGAATCAACTGTCCCCCAACAACTTTATCTGATAATGCAACAACCTGCTGACCTCCAATGGTTCCTTGTTTCATTGACACGGCACTCACATATAGGGAGATGGGCTTATTTTGCAACAATGTTCTTAACACTTCTCCGACCTCAATCATTTTTGCTATTCTGCCAAATTTATGTGGTAGAATATTAGAGTCACCTGACGAGAAACTATTAAGTTGATTAACTTGAGTGTCCTGAATATACAAACCGGAATACCTGTATGCAGTGGGGAAATTCTGGCGTTTCATGTTTCTGTTTTCCACATTTACATTCCCAAGACAAGGCAATTCGCTTTCGTAAAAGTCGGAATAGTTTGTAGATTCTATTGGGAATGGAACTGGGTTCTGTATGACCCCGGTAAGCCTGTTTCTTACCCACACATCCCCGCCCGAAACGGTAAGTATAGCATCGTTTAACGACACTCCGTTTACCGTTGTCTGATCGACATCATCCTGCGAAGAATTTGTTGATTGGTGCGCCCTGTAATCGGTATGTGGCTGTGAAATTGGAATCCTCGGACCAATGGCATAAAATAAATTATCTTCATTCTCCTTTTTTGGACGGAATATTTCAACAAAAATCTGCTCCTCTGGGCCTATCTTCGCAAGGTCTTTAAATCCATCTATACTGCCATACTTAAATGCTGGTATGGTAATTTGAAGGGAAAATATATTTTCTACCTTATTTCCCTCTGCCGTCCATATAGTTTCCCCCTTCTGATTTTCCTCGTATATAGGGATGACCTGCCTCCCCTGCCTTGGGACTTCCTTGTATTCGGCATTAATAATGTCGAAAGAGAGGGTGTCTGGAAAATTCTTATAGTAATATAATCCTTGTGTATTTGCCAATTGACTTGTTCTATAATACGCAAATCTTATTTTATCCCCACGCTCCCAGACATATGGTTTTACAATACTTTTTTTAAACACCTCATTCATATCCAGAATGTCTGGATTCACCGTAATGTCAAGCGTGTTCATAGTTATTATACCAACAGCGGCAGGAGTTTCTCTTATGGAATATACCCTAAAATAATCGAAATACGACATGGATAACCTTTTTGAGATAACCACCTGATATGTATCTGCCTCCATCGGGGGAACATGCCCTATGGCCATGCGTAACGACACTGCGTCTATTGCCCGATCCCCGGCATCTCCCGGGGGTATGTACAGTCTTGAGTTTTCCGAAAGAACAACCGCTCCCTTTCTGGAAGGTCCATCATAATATTCAACTCCTGCTTGATACCACGACCTATGCTTTAAAGACGCTTTTCTGGTCGTTCCGACACTTACAGACTCTGTTATTTTAGGACCATATAGCCCCGGCCAAGGAGTGGCATAATCATTTACGGCAATGGCTATACGATCCCCCGACAGAATCCCTTGTCCCAAAGGGTTCCCGGTAGTCCCATTCATATCCCTTGTTGTGTAGTCATTTAACATGGGCATATTATATTTTGAAAATACCGGATACGTCCTGTATTGTAATCGTATCCCATCCACCCAATGGCTTATAATGTTTGCCGTATAGTCCCCCGGGGAAGACATGTATATCGCTGATATGGTATCTGGGATTATATTCTCGTCAAATGCTGAGAAATACCATAGGCCACGATCCCTTTGCATCAGGTCCGTTAACCTTACGACTATGCACAAAAACTCTCTGGATAAACTTTCGTCTGGATTATTTATAATTATATCTGCCAGATAAAAATCATGCGCCTCTTGATAGTCTGCAAATGACAACGCACGAGAAACTGTTGTTAGGGATATTTTTGGATTAACCCTATCAAACCCCTCCCAGTAATCATAATAAAGAATCCTATTCTTTTCAATAAGTTCCTGTCCCCTTGCGATCTGCGGTACGTAATCGAACGGGCGAATTGCGTCCTCCTTTGCCAGATTCTGGGTGACATAATTATTGAAAAACTCGAACACGTACGGGATATCGTTTTCGATCAAAACATTGCCATTCTGGTCGTATTTTTCAATCCTGTAAAACCTCTTCCATTCCTGAGTTTCGTTTGTCCTGAAGAACAATTCTATCGCAACTACCTCAATTGACCCAGTATCCAGCGTTATGCGAATCCCGTTTTCCTTACCATCAATGTAACTCCCGTCAAACATTTCACTTGTACCCCCTTCAGAAACCCCACTAAAAGCAGACAGCACGGTTGTTTCACGATCATCGTAAATGTATCTATAACAAAACTGATAAACATGGTCCCTTAGATTACCCGTCTCTTTGGGCGATCCAGAACCCCAGTATCCGTATGACGGAGGGTATGCCGGGGGGTATTTTATAGCGTCTAAAACCTGATAATCTATACCGAAATACATTCCGGTCTGAAATATCAAGGAGTACCCGTATTTTGCAAGAGATGTGATGTCGGGACCTTCTCTCCACGGCCTGTCGGTCACAATGTATTCAAGAGAACCAACGGAGCCTTGGTCCAGTATTTTACCTATACCCGATGTGCGCTTATGCCTGTACCCATATTCACCTCCATCCAAAGTCCAAGCAACCATGTATCTTCCGACACTAAAAAGAGACGGGAAGACTCCTATATATGCCGTTTTGCCGTAATGATCATTCTGTCCGGTTACCGACTTAGCCTCTCTGCAATAATTATATTCCCATTGCCTGTTTGGATTCCCCATAGCCATGCTAAAAAACTCCCGAGAGAACTTTATGGCCTTGTCTATATTTATCTTTCTGGGGGGAGTAAAGTCGTTATCTTTGAACGAAACAAAACCGCCATCCGTCCAATAAAGTAGTCCATCAACCACATCGACATCTGTAATTTTTCGATCAAGCCTAAAGTTAAGATATCGGTGCTGTAACACACGCTCCAACTTGTTTGCCGCTGGAGTGTATCGAAGTATTTTGTCAAAAGATTTATTGGCATTGTAAACAAAAAAGAATACAGTGCTTGTTGAAATGTCTTCATGCGATCCATTGTCAACATCTCCGAGGTTGTAAAACGGATTAGGAATCTCTCTCGTGCTTCCGATAGGCTCAGAGTCTTCAGAATTACTCCCCTCTGTCGTTCCACTGCGAAGATTCAGCTTGTATCGACATTCATTTGACTTCAGGGCACGTTCATCAACGTCCTGATTCATTTTATGTGGAATAATTACCTGATTTACCTTAGTCATTTCAATGTAAAGTTGCGTAAATAACACCTGCCACACCCACAATCACCCCGGCAATACCGAGTCGCTTAAATCGTTTAACCTTCTTGGCGTCCTTCTCCGACTGCCCTTGCTGGCTTTTATTTAACAATATTGACCGATCAAACTGCCTCTGAAGAGCCATGTTCACCGTGTCTTTAAATATGCATTTCCGTTTCAGGTCATCAATAACGGAATCTTTAATACATAATTGAACCTGAAGAATAGGCATCTTCTCCAGACACTCCTCTCCGTTAAGAAACTGAATCTCCTTAACCACCGTGTCCCTCCCGGGAGGAACCTGTTGGCGAAGACGGTTGTATTTTTCCGTGATCAACCGTATCGTTTTCTCCTTTTCAGCGACCCTGTCCTCCCTGTCCTTTACCACCCTGTCAATACTGTCCGACTTTGCCTTGTTTTCTTCGATCAGGAATGCGTTCACCTTTACAAGAGAGTCTATTGTCACCTTGGCAACAGGAGTCGTCTCAGGGGTCCTTTTACACATCTGTGTCAAAAGAATCCCGATGACAATAAAAAGACAGGCGGCTAAAATATATCCCCACGGTAGCTTTTTCATCTTAACTCAATTAAGCTGCGTCTGTTTTCGTAACCGGAACCTCCGGTACAATAGGGGTGTCAGGACTGATGTCTTTTGACTCCACGGCTTTCTGATACATCTTTTGGCCTGTGGCAAACCCTGCGATCATTGCGATAAGGGCATAATCCATCTTTCCATTCCAGAAGGTTACTGACAGCACCTCAAAGGTGATGAGGGCATACAAAAAAAGCCATCCACTCAGAAAGATCAGTCTGCTTGACGATTGGGTGACCTGTCCGTTCGGGAGTTGGTCTTCCCAGAATTTAAGTTTTATCATGTGCGTGATTTGTTAGTTTGCATTTTTCCTCAATTCTCACCAGCCTTATTTCTATGCTGGTGACATTGTTTTTAAGTGTAGACACATCTTTGTCGATCCTACACATGGTCGCATCGGTGGTGTCGAAGTGAGTGGTGGAACTTCTGTAATTTGCCGCACACTGCTCCCAGTGAGTAGCCGAGTTTATAGCGAGTTCGATTAACTTCTTTTCGTTGGCGTCATATTTCCAAATTGATCTTATCACAAACCATATGGCGATTGACCATCCTGCAAGTTGAAATATGTTTAACGCTTGAGGGTTCATCGTTTCCATTAAGAGCAGTGTACATGAATAATGATTTGCGAGACGAGCATTAATACAGCTATAATAAACAGATAGAGTCTTGTTGGATAATTAACGCTGAAACGAGACTGGTCAAGGTTAGTTTTCCACGATCTGGGATAATATCCCGGGATGCGCCTGTTCATCATGGTGTAAAAGGTTGCATCATGGATGAACGGATACGACAGGACGGGAGCCAGAAGAATAGTGATAAACACAATCGCTGAAATCAATGGATGATATGAAACCTCTTCGTACTTAAGCAGCACGGTGATCTTTATTCCGATCACAAGCAGGTAAGTCATAACAAGTCGTGTGGTTAGGTAAAGCCATCTTTTCTCGGATAGTATGGAGTTCATAATACCGTCATAGATATTGTAATCAGGCTTATCCTGATGCTCCTTTGCCTTGGCTGCATAATACGCCTCTTTCCGTCCATCCAGAAACCCTTCCATAATCCAGATACAGAAAGCAATTAACGATGCTGAAATTTGATATGCCACGACTATGGTCATTATGAGGTTATAGTAACGAGGTCGCTCATTATCTGTATGGCCGTTGGCGTAACAGCTACCCCATTGTAAATACTGTAAGCGGAGCAATCCAAGATAGTTAATTGGTCCCACTTCACATAAACCTTTTCATTCCGTTGTTTCTTAAACCCATAAATGAGTTTTGCCGGGATATGAAGTTCGACACTGCTGGTTAATCCGGTGTGTCTGGTGATCGTTATTCCTGTTGCACTTACAGTGAGTTCCATACATTTATGATTTGATTGTTTGTTTGTACCCTTGCCTGATAGCGTCAATAAACTCGTCTGCTGTGAAGGACATATCCATTCGCTCATATTCCGCAAGAAGTTCGTAAAATGTTCTCTTAGCTGCAACTACCTTAACTTCAGGCATCTTCACATCGAAACTAAGAAGTGTCCAGTGAAGAAATGCCCTCATGGTTAAAAGTAGTTGCACCGGGATCAAGGTGTCTCCATCCATGCTTACTCCAGAAGAAATGTATTGAATAACCACCTCACGGCCAACTGCATCTCCTTTAAATACAATTGCTCTGGCTTTTTTGTCGTAGTTGTAATAAAGGAAGTTCCTTCCACCTGACGATGAAAAAGATGGATACCACGGCTTTTCGGTGTAAGAAGAAGAGCCGGGGTCCTTAACGTCCTCCCCACATGACATTAATGTGGGGAGGAGAATTTTGTCGTTTTTGGTCAAGGTATAGATTTCCCCATGAACAGGAACTCCGATCCTTACATAATCAATATAGTCGCTCGGAACCGCCACGATATTGGTCCTACCAACCGTTGTCCTGAGAGTCTGAAATATCGAGGTGCTGTTAATATTCAGGTGAGTGTAATTTTCACAAACTACCTGTAATAGTCTGCGAAACATGGCATCACTATAATTACCAGTCACATTCAGATATGAATCGACAACAGCGGAGATCGGTATTAAGGCTGGACTATCCATTTGTATGGTTATTCATTAACTTTATTTACTGGCGGTGTGCCATTTATTAACTGATCAACAGCCGCCCAAAATTTAGCGTCCTGCCCCTTGGGTATATGGACCTGATCCTCATAGTCGAAACGTTCAAAAGGAATAACCAGCGACATCTTAAGTTCCTTAACCCCGGGATTCCTTTCCAGTTCGATTCTTTCTTGGGTTAATGAATACCCAATTGTCTTGTCTGTTTTACTGACTACGAGATTATTGAATGCAGGTATGGCCGATTTCTGAATAGGGACAAATTCCCTACCCTGCCCTTTCATTCGGTTTATTCTTCTCACCCCGGCTCCGTCAGGAAGGACACAGATATCTTGCGGGTATTCACAATAAAACTGATTAACAGCCTCATCGTACAAAACCGGAACATTCAGGTATTGCTTGGCATGGATATCATAATCCGATCCCATCCCGGTGTCAAATAGGAGTTGATTATAGACGGTCCCACAATGTCCTTCAATAATCTGAGGAAGGACCTGCGGGTTCTTAGAATGACATTTTTCGATGAGTTCTATCTTGATCATTTTGATTTTGATTGAGTCCACTGAACAATCCCGGGTTCACGTAAGTTGATCCCCATTTTCTCAAGTACAGACATTGCTATATCTGGATGCATGGTGTCGGTCCAGTCCAATTCCACGGTTCTGGAAAGATAAGTATCAGAAGGATTTGCAATACCTTCCTTATAGACATCCAAGCAGATCACATCTCCGTTTTTATCGTAAAGAACAAAATAGTCAGTGGGACCCAGATACCTTATTTTTGAGCCAACTGGCATGAAAATCTTCAGGTCATCACTGGTGGTACAGAAATCGTAAAACGGCACTGCTGGCTTTCTGAGATAGGTCATTGAAATCTTCTGAAGGTCGTTCGGTATAATCTCGAAACCACCTCCTCCTTCAAACGCCAGAGGATGTTCGTCAGGATTTACATTCAACATTCCTCCCCGGTAGTTGCTGATTTCAGAATATGGCCTTATTTCCACCGGAACATTGTTTGCCATCAAGGAAAGCCAATACCTGTAATTAGCGGGGTACGGTGCCACAACAGATACGAACGTATTGTCAATAGGAAATACATTCACGCTCGGTATGGAGACAATGGCTATGAACGTGCGAAGATCGTTCATAGAGAAGATAACCTCACTTAGAGGCACACCCTTTTCCACGGCTACTTCCTGCGCCATCTTAAAGAACCCCTGAAATAATTCAAGAGACACAAAGTTCATTGTGTTATTGAATTGATCAGGTCCGAAGGCATTCCCCTTCTGGTCTTTATTGGCGAGGTCCTCGCAATATTGATATATTTCCTTGATGGTCATTTGACATGGCGTTAAGTTGATTAAGAATTCTGAAAACAGAATATCTCAATACAGTCTTAACAGCTTGCCAGCCGTGCCACTTGTAAAATACAATCGGAAACCGCCCACAGCATTTGCCACAGACACCGTCAGTGTTGCGCCCCCTGTGATAGGAGAGGTTATAGCTGGCATACTTCCGTCAGGAACAACTGTTATAGTCTGGGCACCAGCCGAATTATCTATAATAAAATCCACGTAGGTTCCTCTTCCGCAACTCGGGATTAAGGCAGCAAGAGTGGTGGCCGTAGGCATGGTTATGTTTTGAAGACTCCCAGAAGTAGAGGTAATTACCCCCCTTAATAGTTGAGCGGCTGTAATCGTTCCAGTGGAGTCAAACGCCTTTGGCACAAGGGTTCGTTTTATGATATTACCATTGACAAATACGGTTGTTCCATACACTGTGTCGGTTACAGCGAGAGAGTGACTTGCAGTTGCACAGTTACCGTTTCCGGTTGTTTTTGTGATCGTGGTTGTGCCGGGAAGGGTAAGAGTGGTTGTGGCAGCAACGATAGGAGAAGAACAGGATTTGAACGCTGTTACTGCTGAATTAAGCTGTAATGTTGCCGTAGCCTTATCCCCAGTCATATCTCCGTATATGAAAGCAGTATCCGCTCCCCCGGGTGCGCCTGAAATGTATAGCTTGTTTGTGGATGAAGACGTTGTTCCGCTCGGACCTGCATTTTTTCCGATAGTAATATTATTAGAACCAGTCTTAATCCCCATTCCAGACTCCCACCCAATAGCGGTATTATACCCTCCCGATGTAGATAAGTTTGTAAGGGCATACATCCCAAGTGCAGAATTTCCAATACCCGTAGTTACTGAACTTAACGCAGACATCCCAACCCCTGAATTAGAGCCTCCAGATGTAATGTTTTGACCAGATAAACTTCCCAAAAAAGAGTTTTGAAGTCCGGTAGTAGCGGATGTAAGGGCACTCGCCCCAACTGCGGTATTATGATCTAAAGTTGAGTTGTATAAGGCCATTCTTCCGATAGCAGTATTGTATATACCAGTTATATTAGTCAATAAAGCCTGATCACCGACAGCGGTATTATTTGTCCCGGTCGTATTTGCATACATAGCATGGTATCCGACTGCCGTACTTCCATCTCCTGTGCTGCTTTTTAAAGCCTGTTCGCCTACCGCAACATTGGTTGTCCCGGTTATATTTCCGTACATAGCATGATATCCGATTGCGGTGTTGCTGCTTGCGGTCGTATTTGAGGTAAGAGCATTTTCCCCGACTGCCGTATTGTAGTTACCGGAGATATTCCCCTGCAATGCCGCCATACCAGTGGCTGTGTTAGATGCACCTCCCTGATTTGCGCTTAATGCAGACGATCCAAAAGCAGAATTGCTTGCTCCCGCTAAATTTCCCGCCAGTGCAGATGCCCCAAAAGCACTGTTATTTGCTCCTGTGGTATTTGCGGTAAGAGCGTGAAACCCTGCGGCTGAATTATAAGATGCGGTTGTGTTTGCCTTTAAAGCCTCTTTCCCAACAGCGATATTATTGGACCCCGTGGTATTCCAATACATGGAATTTGTTCCATATGCCGAATTGTCTGTTCCGGTGGTATTGGTTAACATAGAATTTAACCCAAAGGCGCAGTTCATACCCCCAGTCAAGTTATTAAACAGAGAGGATGCTCCAAAGGCAGAATTCCCGGCACCTGTGGTATTGTAATATAAAGCACTTGAGCCAAACGCACTATTCTGTTGCGGAGTAGTCATGTTCTTTAACGCCTGATACCCAAATGCAGTGGTAGACACGGCTCCAGAGGAGATGGCGTTAAGTGTCCCGGTCCCATACCCAACATTTGACGTTGCTCCAGCAAGGTTCGAGCAAGGAGGTTTATAAAACGTCAGATACCCATGAACATTCTTATTGTTCGTGGTATCCAGATAGGCCGATCCGGTAGCGTAGTACAATGCCGCAATTCTGGCGGTCCCGGCAATTGAAGTGGTAATGTTATCAGCCGTGCCAACGGTTTTCCCGGCAAGTACAATATACATTGCCTTTGTGCCTGTTTCAACAATAATATCCCCTGCCGTGCCTATTTTTTTGAACTTAGCACTTACAGAGGGCGTTTCAATAATTTTCTGGGCGAAAACACTCATACTAAAAACAGCCATGAGTAAAAATAAAGCGAACTTTTTCATTTGATTTTGGTTTTGTGGTTAATAATTACGTTCCTGTTACTTCTGCCTTATCGGAGATATTTATCAGGTCCGAGTTCGGGATATTTACCCCAATCTCTCCAAGAAGAATCCCCATAATATCAATTATATTTGTATCGTTCCACGCCAGTTCAGTGGATGTTGATGGGACGTATTCAGCAAACCCTCTCCCATAGGTGACTCCGTACACTGGCTTTACCGGAGTTGATATATAAACAAAGTCTGCCGACCTTAAGTCCTTTGGGTAAAAACGAATAAATTTATTCTGAAAGTTCGCAACCGGGAAATACCGATTTGGTTCTGCGCTAAAAGAACCGAGACGGTCAGCCCATTCTTTGTCAGTTACAATACTGATCTTGCGATACCTTAACTTTCCTGTTTTCGAGTTAATCAACTTAAGCTGGAGGGTGGAAGGGTAATAAAAATCTTTGGGGACATTGGTGTATCCAGCCATGTCAATAGCAAGAGCCATCTCATCTCCCCCCATAACTCTCTTAAACGGAGACAGATCGTCCATAATGACGTTTGATATCTCGTAAACCTGTTTCGGCAAGGGTGCCCCGGGCTGATATTCTTCAGGGAGTCCTATCTTCCTTTTCAAATGTTTCAACTGGGAAAGATGCAGAAGACGCTCGAACTCAGGCTTGGTAAGCGTGAATCCCGGCTTTTTCTTTCCGAGCCAAAACGAAACAACAGAATTTACGTCCTTAAGGTTCATATGGCAAATCTACAACAATTAAGTCAGGCTTGTCAACCTCATATTTGTTTTTTTATAAATTCTTTTCCTATCGCCCCAACATAATGGAATATTAATGCATTACTATTATCTCCCATTACCCTCGTCCAGTTATAAACAGGACTCAGTTCGACATAATTGTACCTTACAAGATCAAGACATTCCTGATCTCCCCTGTACATGGTATGGTTTTTTATAACACTACTTCCCCACTTGTCAATTATACTGTCGGCATGGTTAAAAATTATCACCCCTGAGTTTACGGGGTCTTTGCCGGGAGACTGTTTTGTGAAAAGGTCTTTTGATATCACAAATCCTTTTGGGTATTTTTTGTACAAATGGAATATTGATCCTCGTACCTCGCAATCAACATCCATGTAAACCGTTCTCTTGAACTGAGATAACTTCAAGGCAAATGGTTTCTTAAACCAATTCTTTAAAGGAACATCCTTCATCTTAACATAACTTCCCCGAGCCTTACAGAACCTGACCCCTCCCTCCGTCATTCCGATGTCAACGAATTGTATAGGAAGATGATTATGCCTGATGTAGTTATCGAACCACCAGCCGAGCATCCATTCCTGATTTTTGTCGCACATAACCAAGACCCCACGCTCCCTGATCGGCTCTTTCCACTTTATAGAGTCAGTTATTTCCTCTAATTCGTTTTCTTCTACCTCCAGAGCGTGTTTAACATCCCGAGTGGGACCAACTACCGCCTTACTGTCAGATATTGCCTCATGGACCTTCCTGTACGGCATGAAATCATTTATAGGGGATTCCGGTGTACATGAAATACACTCCACCCCATATTTTTCTCCAATAGAGGTGAATTCTTTCAAGAACGTTGCCTGTTGATCGTACAGCAGCCTATTGTACACCCTTTGCTCATCGGAAAGAACCCTGTCATCGTGATAGTCTTTTTTTCCTCCCAGATCACATCCGACAAAATGTATTTTCTTTCCCCCCATCCAGAGTATGGTATGGAGAACCACGGCAAGGGTATGCTTAAACCAAACAAATGTAACATCGTCTCCATTCAAAAGAAACATGTCTTCAATTCCCTTCTGGGGTTTAGCCAAGTCTGCAAAGTATGTTTGTGGGTATTCCTTGATGGACTTGCCACGATATACCTGCCTGAAATACGATCCTCTGAAAATCTTCGGGAATCCCTCGTACATTAACCTTGGGTCATAACACTCTGGTTTATCCATTCCGACCCAGATATGTGGTTTCACCCGGGGGTAGGCGGTATTTATGGCGAACGCCATTGTGCCCTCAGTCCTTACATCGAAATCAACAACAGAAAGAGATGGACCCGGGAGGTAAAGATACACATCCAGCCCCATCTCTTTTCTCGCAAAGGTTATTTTAAGTGGCTTTTCGTTTTCGCACCATAGAGCCATTTTGATTTATTTTAATAGTTTTTCACAAGTTTGTAATCTGAATATCCAGAGGTGTCGATTGCAACATAGATATTTCTATTAGCCGTGTCTATCCACATGGCTCCGAAACACGGAGGAGTGTCTCCGAATATCGGGGCACGGGTCGATCTTGTAACGGCAACTGCTCCTGTGGTCCCTCTTCCTCCGGTTGGTCCGGTCTTAGTTCTTCCAGTTGGTCCACGAAGTCCGGTCGGTCCCCTTGGTCCAGTTACAGAAGGTCCAGTGGCACCTCTTAACCCTACTCCAGTAGGACCTGCCGCTCCTATTCCAGCAGGTCCGGTTACGGTCCTTCCAGTAGGTCCGGTTGGTCCAACCAGTGTTGTTGTAAGTTGCCACACGCCACCAGCCTTGTAGTAGATACTGCGAACATCCTTCCTGATGTAATAATCCTTATTTCTGCCAACCAGATCAGAAGGAACTCCGTTCCCGTTAAATATCTCCACTCCAGTTACACCCGGGGGTCCTGTCGGTCCTTCTATGGGATCGGGACGTGGTCCGGTTGGTCCGGTCTTGGTTCTTCCGGTTGGTCCACGAGGTCCTGTTGGTCCCCTTGGACCTGTTATAGAGTTCCCCGTGGGTCCAGCGACTCCGGTAAGTCCAGTCGGTCCAGTCGGTCCGGTTGGTCCCTGTGAGGGTCCTGTCGGACCTGTGGCACCCCTGTTTGAACTTCCTCCATGAGGCTGAACCGGGGTAGGAATAGAATCATCGTCTTCCAGACACTGACAGGCTTCGCCCTGAACAACCTTGGAAATTATTTCACAGAACTTGGAAGGATCGTTTCCACAGGAAATAGCATCCTGATAGTCGATCCATGCGTTCAGAACCATAGTTACCTTATTGTGCAACACATGTTCACGAACCGGATCAACACCAATAGATTCCTCCCATAGTCTTTGAAGGTTTTGTATGCACTTGATCATCACACAACCACAGTCCTTGCAGGTCACTTCCAGATGCTCATACCCCTGAAGAATGCAGGTAATCACAATCCAGTTGTAGGAATCCCACTTTTCCATGTTGTAGGTAAGTTGATTGGCGATAGTGGTCTGGTATTCCCCTCTCCAGATTTGCTTAGCGGGATCAAAGAGATCGCCTCCGATATAGCGGATAGTGTCATCCGTTGTACCGGGATCAACACAGACCGCCCCATCAGGGGGGACAACCTTGTGTGAAAGAATGGATATCGGAATAACCCCTCCAACAACAAGAACCGTAGCGTACTCACTTACCAGAACGGCTGACTCGCAATTCACATCCATGTTAATAGACATGACTGGCTGAACAAACTGGTAATTATACTCCTTGGATGACGTGTTTACGTACACTCCGGTCTGGACCTTGTATTCAACAAGAATGGTCCCGTGCAGTGGTTTTCCATCCGTTCCAAGAGGCATACGGATATGATCTATACCGTTGGCAAACGTCCAGTTAGGGTTCGATCCGTCAATGTCAGGAAAGGTGTAATCATCGGCATTCCACCCTGAATTCTTGTACATGGTAGTACCGGAAGACGGATGGGAAATCTTGATAAGCCCCTTCACATCCGAGATGGCAACGCCATAGACAGACAGGTATTTTGTCTTAAGCATGTCCTCGAAGGTGATGGCCTTGGTATCAAGGTTAATGATCAGCCCATATCTCAATGGGATAAATTGTGCTGGAACCGACATTTTATTTCTTTTAGATGGTTAATTCCACGACTTTTTGTTCAAGCATTTCTCTCTCTTCAGGATTTAACGTAAGGTAGTCAACGAGGGCGTCCTCCTTCTTCTTTGATGGAGAATGGACCACCAGTTGCTGGTCACCTAAGAACCATGCCGCCTTATTCCCGGCAATCTTTTTGTTCACAAGGATATTGTGCGCCTCAAGATCGGAAACCAAGGCAACGATCTTTGCGGTATCGCTTATTTTTTTCTCCCCTTTTGCCGGGAGCAGGTCGAGGAATGCCTCAATTTTCTTAAGGTCATACCTTCCGTTGGCGTTTGTGGCAAGCACGTTTTCAGCAAGGGCATCCCTTAACTGATTTGGGTCAAGCCTGTCAACACTCCCGATCTGGAAGTTCTTGGCAATGACACGAAGTACGTCCATTGAAAGGCCGTTTTCTTCGTAAATGGCGTTTTCAACGGCCAGAAGTTTACGTTTGAAATCAACCTTAACACGAGATTCGGCCTTTTTATTCTGGACTCTCCAGTAGATATTCCGGTTGTCCCTCTTCAGCTTATTCTGGAAAGCCTCCAGTTCTGGCATGATTTCACAGTGCCGGGAAACGAAGATCAGGAAAAATACCTTGTCTGGGTCCTGATCGACAAGCAGCGGATCAATGGCTCCGTTAAAGCTGTATCGTCTTGGCCTGAATGTTTCTGCCCCTGTTTTGGCGTCAGGGAACGATGTTTCGTAATATTGAATGTCATGCTCTTCTTTTCCGAAGATCAATTTCTCCCGGTATAAAGCCCATCCACCTGCGGAATTCTCACGTTTTCCCTCCTGATTAATGGTTACTTTTCTGGCAGGTGCCTCAAAGATGATTTTATTGTCATCCCTGACTGTCTTTAATGCCTCCATGCAGTCGTTGTAGAACTTAACAACTGAATTCGATTTGTCGGCTTTGTCTAATTTTTTTCCGTCTGATACTAACATATGTTCGTTCTTTAAAGTTGTTCTTCTCCAGTTAATTAAAAGAAAGGGAACCGCCCGAAGGCAGTTCCCGTTTCAGCAATCTTATCACGGCCTCATAATGACCGCACGATTCATCTTCAACGCCTGTAAGCCAACGTGGGCACGGAGGAATAGCATCTTCTCGTCAACATCACCGATGTATCCTGAAGGATTTCCACCTGCCGCACCGTCCTGCCATACTTCCATCCTGCGGCTGTAACTGCCAAGGGCACGGTAGCGTGATCCGATGTTAGGCATCAATTCACTGGTCTCAGGGTCCTTATAGGTTTCCAAGGCCATTACAATAGCGTATTTCGGCATGCCGAATCCGGTTTCCGCATAAGCAGTAGGATCACTCCATGCCGGGACCTCCTTGCGGATGTACACCATGTCTCCCAGACCAATAGTCTTGAAGTTGATGCTCATGGCACGTTGTACGTCACCCTGAAAATACTGGTTGACGATGGTAGTGTAATCCGTTCCGTTTCCATCAACATAGTCTTTGGTGGCGTTACGGATATCAATGGCGATTTCAGGACCTTCAAAGATGATCCCAACATTCGAGGTAACACCCTGCTGTTTCTGATAAAGGGTGATTTCGTCAAGGTCAGCGATGTTAAAGGCACCCGGGGTGACAGTCATCTCCTTGCCAAGTTCGGTGATCCAAGGAACAACACCTTTGGTTGTCTTAACCAAGTTAACAGAACCACGGGAAGTGGTCTGAGTGATGTTATTCGTGTTTTCCTTACCCCATGTGAAGGCTCCGTCAATCTTGCGATTAAGACGATATTCAGCCATCATCAGGCCGGGGTTGTACCAGCCGTTAAAATCACGACCGTCATCAATTGCCTGAACCCATTCGGTGTTAACAAACTGAGTTCCTTCCTGACCGATTGACTCGGGCAGAATCTGAGCAACAAATTTACGCCTTGTCTTTCCGACATAGGTTCCGTCAGGCTGACCAGTACCAGCGGCTTTTGCACCGGAGAATATAATCAACTTCTGTGAATGCAGGTCACCGAGATCATCACTTGAATCGAAGGGTTTAATCGTGATTCGGTGTGCGTTATCACGGCCAACGGTTTCTTTAAGAATAATCCAGCAGGGGATTTCGGTAGCGGTCAAGACCATTTCTCCCTGACGGGGGAAGGATACTTTGCCGTTGTTTTCGTGATCGTCAGCGTGTAAGGTGACAATAACAGTTCCACCTGCGCCCGGGGCAGCGGTGTCAACATCGCCAACAGTGATTGAACGCTGGTAGCGGTTTTCCTCGTATGCATACCACTCATCAGCGGCAACAGGGGTTTCCCGGCCAAGGGCACGGAGGATTTGATAGATTCCGTCAAACTGATACCCATAACGGGCACCAACCTGATTCCAATATTGAGGCTCCAAGTAATCCATGAAGGATACTACCTCTTCAGTTTTAATCCCGGCTCCCGGGTAACTGTTCGCATCGGTTTTAGCCATTTGCTTTAAGATTTAGTAACTTTTTTAATAAATGCCTCCATCGGATTGCTGTCCCCGTCATTCGATCCAGCAGGGGTTTTAATCCGATTCGGGTTGGTTGTTTTGTCCAACATCAACTTCTCCATTTTGGCAGCAGACTGTTTCATTGCCTTTTGCATGAGTTCGATGTGATGGTCAGCAATGTATTGTTTCTGAATGTACTTCTGTACCCGTTCAAGGCTTTCAGCCCCGGCAGGTAATTTTTCACTCAGAACCATCAATGCGCCAGCACGAAGATACTTCTGCTGATCTTCAACAGGAATCTCAACCTCAACCAACTCAACCTCCTTGTCTGTGGTAGGTACGCTGATTGAAAGTTTTTCAAATCCAGTCTTGATCTTAGCAAACTCAGGTTGCCATGCCGTAGCAAGTGCGTTCGTTTCCTGTGCGCTATCCTCCTTGGCATAACTTGCCTCGGGGAGCTTGATTTCGTCAAAGCGATTCTGGAGTGATTGCCTCACTCTGTCTGCCTCTAAGTCGAAATCCATTTTTGCGAACTGGTACTCCTTGGTGGATGTATCAACGTCATCCCCAAATAACAGTGGGTGTTTACGCTCAAGATACATCTGGACGTCCTCCGGTTTTTCCTTATACTGCGGATGATCACGGAGAAAACCTGCTTTCCACAACTCTTCGGACGTTGCCGTACCGTAGGCAATTTTGTGAAATAGCGGTGCCTCTTCAGGAGTCTGGGATTCGATAACCTGCAACTTGTACAACTTTGGATTGGTGATCTGGGGGTTTGCTGGACCCTTTTCGTTTAATGCTTTTAACTGCTCTTCAAGAGAGAGTGCCTTTGCTTTCCAGTCCGGTTCCCCGACCTTTCCAAGCATAAGGTCTTCAGGTGTCTTTGGTCCGGTTGCCCCGGCAGGTCCGGTAGGTTCCGGTTTTTTCTGGTCGGCAGGTGCCGTTGCTCCCGCAGGTCCCCCGGGAGGTTCATCTGTCTTTTGCTGAGAGGGGTGTTTCCCCTTGAAATACTGATCCTTCTCCAGAGAAGAATGAGTTTCAAACCTTATGGTAGCGTTCTTCTTTCCATCAGGTCCGGTTGCTCCTTCGTTTGCCATTTGTTAATTAATTTAAGTTAAAAATTACTCGGGTTCAAATTTACGTTTATTATTACACCAATGTCAAGTACTTATATTATTTTACTTAAAGTTTTTATTGAACTGGTTGGGCCATCGGTCGAGACGCCTGTGGTGAGGGCGGTACAATTGGTCCAGATACAGGAGCGTTAGCCCCCGGGGGCATACCTCCCGGCATTGCTGGAGGCTGTCCTTCGGTATTCACCGGACCATTCGTATTTGGCTGACCACTTGGAAGTTGCCCGTTGTCTACATCTGCCTGAGTCCTGATTTGATTGGTCTGCAACCTCTCCTTAAGTGCATATTCAAGGGCGAGCAACTTGGCCTGAATAATAGCCTCTGCCTCTTTTTCTTTTATCCTTAAAGAAGACAAAGTTGTTTCAAGCTGAATCTGGGCATCACTTTTTGCCTTGTCATTTGCGGCCTGACCCTGTTGAAGTTGAGCCTGTGACGCCTGTGCCCTCTGTGCCCCCAGTTCGTTTGCTTTCTGTTCTTTGTAGGCGATGAATGCCCTGATATCCGCAACATTTGCGCCTTCCTGAAGTTTATCAACAATAAACAGATATTCAGAGTAGGTAAGAATTGGAATCCCGTCCTTCCCAACAGAAAGAGCGGCCTGTGCTGACTCAAGAACTTTTTGCTTTGTAAGAGTGTCGATCTTGGCCTGAATATCAATCCCCCAATAAACAGGAGGATATTTCCCGGCACCCTTGATGGCATTATATTTTGCTGGTCCGAGCATCTCAAAATAAGGAGAGTCTATCCCGGTGGCACCAGATATTTTTGAGTGGATTTTTATAGCACAATACATTCCCATGTTTTCCTTCATGGTCACCCATCCAGTGTATATCGGAGACAAGGTGTTATTTGTTGTTTCGAGCGCAATCTGACTAACGCCAAGTCCCTGATCGTTAGTAGGGCTTTTCCCGGTGGAAAGGTCTGCGATTCCGGTAACCCGCTCAAGTTCCTGATAAAACATTTCAAGAGCCTTGACCGCACTGATAATCGCTGGTTCATAACCTCCAAGAAGTTCCTCAATAGGATTTTGAATCCCAATCGGATTTCCCATCTGTGGAGGAGCCAGTCGATAAAGCATGTGACCTGTCTGGGTTCGTATCTTGATTACATCCAGCGGATGCAGGGTCTTTTTCCCGACCTTCAGGTTTTCAATAGAACTCAGTTCAATCTTTAGCCCACTGGGAGCGGCCTTCGCCCGGGCGTTCTGAAGTTCAAGGTATGTTAATTGAATCTGGTCGGCAATAGGAATCATCAGTTCAACCAGCGGGATGCCGGGGATGCGGTAGATAACGAAGGGAAGACGGACGTCCTTGGCGTGAAAGTCAAAAGGAATATCAGTTACTTTTCCATTGTCAAAAACAATATCCGAACCGATGATCCATTTTGTGCTATAAAGAACCCTTCTCTTATGAACACTGGTTACACGATGTTCCGTGTTATACATTCTGGGAGGATAAATCTTGGCTGTTTTACCGTCTTTCGACTTGGAGTATTTCCAAGGCTCATTATATGACCTTCCGTCAGTGTGATTGGTTACATAATCAGAATCAACACTCTTCCAGTAAGATACAAGTACCGGGATTTTAACATCGTCATAATAGTAAGTTCCATCCTTCCGCTCTGTACTCCAGTTTATTCCAGCCATTTTCTTCGTCTGGGCACGGGCAAGTTCGGCAAGTTTTTTCTCAGGGACGTCAAGTCTGCATCTTAGGTCTGCGATGGTCCAGTTTTCAACAATTCCACCCCAGTTAGACAGAGAGTAATCCTCGTCATCAGCGGGTTCCATAATCAACTCACTGAAGTCAATATATTTGTATTTTATTACCCCGCCAACGTCTTCATAACAGAAGGTAGCGGCTTTCCCATTTTCAAATAAGTCACGGATAACTCTTCGCTTTACCTTCTTGTTCTTGGAGATATTTGCAGTGGCGGTCAAGGCATCTTTAATACCAATCTCGTATGCTAATTTAAAAGAGCCGATCTTCTCCATTAACTCCATTTCCTCAACGGATTGCGGGAGAGACTTATCGTCCTGCCCGGGAAGACCGAGCGTGGACCTGACCCAGTCAAACATAGGCTTGTTCTGCCCCTCAACATAAGACTCCCATTTCAGTTGCGACTTCAGGGATGTAGACTTTTCGTCAATTGCGGCAACCTTGATCTCATGTTCTGTTTTTTCAATTACCCCCTGAATATTAAGGAGGATTTTAGGGATAGGGGAAAATATTCTGGAAAAATCAACGGACATCATTGTTTCATTGTGGTTAAGTAAGGAGTCGTACTCCTTATCTCCAATGAATCTGGGACCATCCTGACGCTGTTCCAGCATGTCACGGTATATTTCCGTGTCTTGTCTTCCAGCGGCATAGTCCCGGTTTGTCTGGATCGACTCCTGCTCGTCAGGCGTGACGAATGCCTTTCCCGCAATATACTGACCGTAAATATACGAACTCCAATCAAAACCATATTCAGGAGTCTCTTTATATAGAGGGTCCACTTCGTCTGATGGCCGGGGGAAATTAGAGGACTTGAAATTCGCTATATTTACAATCATCTGTTTATCTGCTTAGATTGTTTTTCACTTAAAGTAAAACTTTAACTGCAAATCTACAAATAAAAAACTACCAATGTCAAGTATGTTAATTAATTTAACAAAAGAAGGGTGGTAGATTTTTGGTCCACCACCCCCTGAAGGAGAAAAACTAAGAAGAACGATACAAAGTAACGTAATTCAAAATAGGCTTGTCAAGATAAATTTTAATTATTTTCATCGCTGCTGAATACCGGGAGTATAAGCATCACCAGCATAATTGTTGCAATTATTGTTTTCATCTTGATTGTTTTGGTTATTTGATTAGGATTTGTTTCTGTTATGGAGCCACCGTATTGTAGGTCCATGTTGCGTTCGTACTGGTCAAATCCATATACCTGTACTTCATAGTTCCTCCGTCATTATAAGCAACAACGTAATAATTTCCCTTGGTGTATACTGCTGTTTCCCCAGACGCAATCGTGGGATGAGCGGCCACTTTTATAATTTTCTGATACCCAGATATTCTTTGATTTCCGTTTACATCAAGTATCTCGGTTGTTGACGGGGCGGTAGTTCCAATGGCTACGGTCCCTCCTCCGGTAACTCTCATTTTTTCCGTTCTGCTGCCACTTCCAGCCCCTGTTGTCTCTATCGTAAAGTATGCGCCAAGATTTGTAGAGCCAACATAATCCTCTTCTGCCTTTGCGAAAAGACCTGCCTGTGCCCCAGAAGGCCAAGTAAAGGTCCCTGACGCATCATATCCCCCGATGAAGGTAAAGGCTCCAAGCTGGTCCCCTGAACTCACTCTGGAGGGGGATGCGGGAGTTCCACGAGCCTTCCGCATAACAACATTTGACTTTACGGTTGCGGTGCTGCTATACATATCGAAGTTTATGGCATTTGCAGAACTTGAGACTCCGTTAATCAATCCCGTTGGGGAGGTTGTTCCTATTCCGACCGATCCAGATGTTGCAAATGAAGTACAGGATACAATCGCCCCAAGTGTTGTAACACTTGATGTTCCTGCCCATGTACTCAAGGCCGTGTTCTCAACAGAACCGAGTCCAACCTGTGCCTTTGTAACAGAGTGGGGATTTGAGGTGTTTGAAACATGCGAGGACGGAGCGGCTCCGACCTCGGTATAAGTGTATGCTGGTTTTGTTGCGGCTTTAGCCCAAGCGTAAACACTCGGGTCAGACTCTGTGGTAAGGTATCCCATACTTAACCAAGGAGGGGAAACCCATGATGGAACATAGTAGTCAACTTCCGGGAGTGTTGCCGTGTGCTTTTTTGTAACAAGAATGTTATTATCATTTCCGTGAGGAAGTGCAACATCAACCCCGCTGTTGCTCCGAAATATAATATCTCCGGTTGCGGTCATTGGATCAACCAAGTACCCAAACGTAGAATGGTCTCCCCATCCGAAACTGGTATTCCAGTTAGCGGAATTATCGGTAATAGATGACGCCCACGCTGATCCTGTTGAAACAGGTATTCCAACACCGGGATACACCATTGAACTTGCCGGGGGAATACTACAATCGGCAGTGACGGAAACATTATACGGACCAACCATTAACGATCCGGTACGTACCTTTCCAGATAAATAAGTATCTGTTATAGAAGAGTTTCCGATGGTAACAGTGTTTGATCCGTGACCATATAATATATTCCCTATAACAGTCTCGTTTGTACAATTTGCCGCATACGACCCTGTCAAATACCCAATAAAAATAGATTGACTTCCATGTTGTCTCGATGCCGATCCTGTATATATTGACCCTGCACCATATCCGATGGCAATATCTTGTCCCCCGTCTAACTTGCAACTCAGCGCATTTGTCCCAACAGCAACACCTCCGTCTCCAGTGTAATTCCCGGCACCAATTGATATGGGATTAAAACATCCAGCACCAAGAGAAACATTATACGCCCCTGTCGTATTTGAACTTTGCCCATAGTACCCGACAGCGGTATTCATATTGGCACCCCCGGCTAATTGTCCTGAAAACGCACCAATAAAGGTATTGCTGGCTCCCAAAGATGACGATCCAGCAGATGAATATCCGACACAGGTATTATTCTCTCCAGAACCTGCGTTCACCCCAGAATACCCTCCAATAAATGTATTATACTGTCCGGTAGCAGAATATCCTGCCGAATATCCAACAGCCGTAATTCCCGATGCAAAAGTGTTTGTATATACAGACTTGTACCCAACAGCTACGTTATTTGAGGCGTAATTATAAAAAAGGGCACTATCGCCAATAGCCACTATACTGTGACCCGCAGTATTGTTATGTAACGCAGCCGACCCGACAGCCGTATTGCTATATCCAGTTTCGTTTGCGTATGACGAATGAAACCCATATGCCGTATTCCCACTTCCTCTTATATTTGCAGTTAATGAATACATCCCCATAGCAGTGTTAAAGTTTCCGACAGAGTTTACGTCTAACGCCTGTACTCCGACAGCGGTGTTATACGACCCAATACTATTTGCATACAAACTCTTCTGGCCAACAGCAGTGTTATAAATTCCAGAAGTATTATACTCCAAAGACTTACTCCCAATTGCCGTATTATAATACCCACTTGTGTTTGATCGCAAAGAACTATCTCCAACGGCAACAAGATTGCAAGTGCTTAGATTAGATTTTAGAGAGCAAGCACCAATTGCGACATTAGACATTCCGGTTGTAACAGAAGACAAAGACGATGCCCCGACAGAAGTGTTAGCGTCTCCAATTCCTCCTCCCCCAGACGCCATTCCAACAGCCACATTATTTTTCCCAGATGTAAGATAGTACAAGGCTATTTCTCCGAGTGCTGTATTCTGATATCCAGTGGTAACATTATACATAGCCTGATGCCCTATTGCCGTGTTGTAACACCCAGTCGTGTTCCCCCAAGCCGACTTACTTCCAACAGCCGTATTCCCTCCTCCAGTACTATGAAAAAGCGAACTATCTCCTATTGACACAAGATTACTTGCTGTTGTATTACTAAAAAGGGAAGAGGCTCCAATCGCAACATTAGAATGCCCAGAGCCATTATTATTCATGGCTACTGATCCAACGGCTGTATTACAATACCCTGTTGTTGTGTTCATTCCAGCCCTCATGCCAAAGAAGGAGTTATTGTCTGCCGTAACCCAAAACCCCGCATCTTTGCCCATAATTGTATTTTGCCCCCCAGACACATTTTCGGTTCCTGCGGCATATCCGATAATCGTGTTTTGGCTGGCGGTTGTAATCTTATCCCCGGCAAAAGACCCGATTATAACATTTGACTGTGCCCCCACTATTGACTTCCCTGCATTATACCCAATTAATACTTGGTCTCCTGCGCCAGAAAATGGAGGGGATGTGTTCCCGAAGACTGTGTTTCTTAGTGATAAAAACCCTCCCCCAGTTCCAGCGACTAACCCGTTAATTAAAGCGTCTCCATTAACATCAAGTAGCGCAGTAGGATTTGTCTTCCCGATTCCAACATTACCGGAGCGATTATAATAAGCGTTATTCGTTGCCCCTGCCTGTTCGGTCCAGAAATTAGTAGGCGCAACACCAGAAGATACACTGTCAATCCTCGCCCCGCTCCAATAAAGATGGCCTCCATAGGCATATAACAAATTTGTCTTAATTGTTGGCGGCACAGCGTTCGGGACCTTCACAATGGTTACTGTCAGCTTTTCAAGTGATTCTATCTGGGAGTAAACCAAGATCGGGATCATTAATATGATTAACATCAGCTTTTTCATGTCGTTTGTTCTTTATTAGTTTCAACTATCAGGGTTAACCCAACAAACACAACGTCTGGGGTGGAAAAATAAACGGAGGTATTTGATGTGAGCGAATACAACTTACCACAACGAACGGTAGTTCTTGCCCCGGCAGCAACAGTTTCTACATCAAGAAGGTCGGTCCCGCCAAGTGTCGTGCCGAGTGACACGGAAACATCATGTAACTCATTATTCACAACAATCACCTTGACAAGACTCCATCCAGCGGGAACAGCGTTAAACGATGCAGGTGATGCCGTAACCTGATAACCAATTGTAGACACCCCATCTCCCATTCCATAAAGAGCCTCCTTCACATCATCAAGGGCGTCCAGTTTCTTTGCCTTGTATATCATGTCGTGAAGTATCGGGACGAGTTCCTGAAAAGATGGAATAACAGAATCTCCATTATACTGCTCTATGGTAGAATAATCAAATTTTATCATAAGGGCTGCAAACCTGAAGATAAACATCGTCCCGTCCGTAGTAAACTCCTTTATGTCATCTGTCGGAATATTGTCATAGTGACTACGTTGAATCTCAAAAACAAAATGTTCTACTCCCGCTCGTAGTTTCATGTTTTTTTGCAAATATATGATTTTTGAACCCCCATTGTCAACCCCTCCTTTTTTTTACCCAAGGACTCAGGTCCCACTGATCCTCCTCTTCGTCTGCAACTTCCTCAACCCGATAATCCTCCTGAATAGCGTGGGTAGCCCCTCCGAAAACAGCAACAAGGTCTTTGTTTGTAATGTCCTTCCTTCCCCTTAAATTCTTACACTGGTCAAGTAGTTCCAGATGATTACAACGATGACCATGACGTTCAATAAAGTCAACTGAACTTCCGAGGATTTTTGTTTGCATATCTGTATTAAGGGAATATCCAGCGGTTTTATTAAACTTACCATCCTCGTCTTTATAGTAATAAAGGAATCCATTGCACTTATGTTTCTTGAAGTACTTCCTGACCATCTCGTTATTCGACTCAGGATTATGTCTCCCCCCGTAATAAAGGGTCTGCATCAACATATCCTCGCAGAACAGAGTGGTATCAGCATGTCGGAATGAATAAGTGCAAACAACGTCCGGTGTGAGCCACTTCTGTATAGGCACACTATCTCCCTGAATATGCTTTCTCCGTTCTATACAAATTCCTCCTCCCATACTCTGCCGACTACCTTCAGTCTCGTCAAAGTTGAAGGGGTCGGAACAGTGCATGTGAGAGCCGGGATTGACAGGCATCCAACTTCCACGAGCCTCATCCCAGAATCTTAAATTCGTTTTATCGTCTGGTAGTAGCTTGGAGACGGTCCACCTTCCGTTCGGATCATCATTCCAGATCACCTTACCAAGAAACACTCCATCTTCCCAGTCAAAATTTCCACGTCTGGTAGCAGTCTGGTCGAATCGAAGTTCACCCATCCGCTTATCAAGGATTATTTCATTGAACCCAATTCCACCTCCAGAGGTAGCAAAACAGTCTTTTATTGATAGAGGATAAAGCCTACAATGCTCCAGATATTTTTCGTTGCCCTCTGGTGTCATTCTCTGGAGATAATGCAACCTGCCGCCCAGAATGTGTTCCCTTGCCCCGATTTTACGCTTGATGAATGCCGCCTGTTCCTCAGTTGGAGTGTCAGTAACAGACATTCCATATTCATCAATATAACCCTCCAGCCCCTCATCTCCCGGGATGAAGATAAGAACCATGCCAGTTTTAGTACTCCCAGAAGGAACCCGCTCGTAGTAATTGGAGTCCCGGCACATATAGAAATAATTCTCCCCGCCATCTTTCTCCATCTCCCCGGCAGTTGATGGATACAAGGCAAATCCAACGATCTCAGCACCGTCCCCTTGAGCCAGCGTATTCTTTATCTTATCCCACGAGAAGTAAATGTTGTCAAGTTTTGTCTTCCCGGGTTCCTCCCGAAGGTAGTCAAGAAGTTTCTCTTGGTCGTAATGAAGGCCATTGTTCGTGGTTGCAAAAGTCAACTGGGTCTCAAGTCCAAGAGTGGCATTAAAGTCCCCGGTGGTTTTGTTAATGAAGTTAAGTTTTACTTCAGGGTCATTGTCTCCGGTGAACTTCGGTTGGAAGAAGAATGGTAATTTCCTCCAAGCAAATACCAGTTTCTTGAACGCCCGATATCCGTGGGTCTTATCCGGTCCCTGAATACCAGAGTGCGCCCGTTCGGTCATGGTGATCCGGTTAAGCATCCAAGCCAAAGACTCGTAGGACGCACCCGCTCTTCTCATTTTTGGATAGACAAGACCAAACATTGTGCGGTGTCCGGTGTCTTCCAGTTCGTCACCAAATTTATTAGGAAGGCGATTGCCTTTTACATCGTAAATTTTCTCCTTAAAGTCATAGGTGTAGTTATGAAGGAAGTCCATGCACAGAAAGTGCTTTCTGGACCGATCCCTGTACTTCGGGGAACCAACGTCAATCTTAAACCACTGAAGATAGAAGTGGTGAGTGCCAGTTATATAGGTTGGTTTTCCGTTGTTAAAAAACCAATATCCGTGTCTGCGATAATACCATTGCTTTTTTATCCAGTCTATCTCAGACTTCATCTCCCGTTGTCTGGCATACAACTTCGTCCAGATGTCGTCAACGGAATCGCAGTACTTAACGATCTTCGCCAGATTTATCGGCATCTGTTCACGCTTGAACTTCTGCTCCTTTGCAGGTAGTCCATATCCGTCAATAAGATGAAGTGGTGGGCATTTCGGAAGTGGTATGTCTATCGGGACAAGGTTTGGGTCCCTGTCGTTTACCCGAAGAAATTTATCTGCCGGGAGATACTGCTTTAATACATCTTTAACTACTTGCATATGGAGACCATTCCCGGGTGGGATCATCCCCCTCCGATATGAGTGACGCTATTGTTTCTGGGAGCAACTCATTATGCTGGTCCTCCACGGCCTGAGTCACAGCGTCCCTTAACTTCGGAGAGTTATCGAAGTTAACAAACTCATTGGTCATAAACTCAATGTCTGCCTCCAGATCGTTTATATTGGCCTTTAACTCCTTGGTTCGTTCTCCCGGCTCAATAAGTCCAGCCTGAAGTTTAGCACACTGATTATAATAGGCATCGGTAAACACGCATAATTTAGCCCATCGGTGAGACTTCATTAACCTGAGATACCCCATGATGATCATGTTGTACAATGGATTCCTACAAGAAACAAGGTCGATATTCTTGGCACCATCAATATCGGACATCTGGAGAGCCACAGCCTTCCGCTTATTGTGGTCCGTGATGTTCATCAGGGGGGTGTTCGGGGTGTAAAGAAGAACCACATACCGAAACAGGTTGTTGAAGGGAATCATCAGCCCTCCAAGAATCTCATCGTTGAAAGCCTTATAGTTCTTTAACGAAGGGTACTCTGCGAAGTAGTCAATGTCACCGATAACCTTAAACGGCAGTCTCGACAGTTCTTTTTCTGTGAATTCCACTTGCTCTCCTTTGAGGCAAATATACAATCTTTTTTCTGTCTTCGACAATCAGACTATGTCTGGTAGCTAAAAGGCCAAAGCATTTATCCCAGTTGCCACTCTTGGTAGCCCTGTTCAATGCCTTATTAACCCTAACCAACTCCCTGTTCATATATGTCTGTTGTAGAATCATAGCGCAAAAGTATCACTAATTTATATCGTTGTCAAATAAAATATTATTTTTTTATCAACAAACTTGCATTATGTTATTTTATGATATATATTTGCAGACCAATAACTATACTATGAAAGTGAATATAACAGCCACGGTAGACCCAAAACTTCGTGACAGGGTAAAGAAACAGGCAGACAAAGAAAGGCGATCTTTCTCAAGTATGCTGGAGGTTATCATGGATTCATTCTTTAAAAAACAGAAAGCATGAAGTCGGACAGGATGTTAATTAAGTTAATGACCAAGTCCACTGCTTACGGAATTGGCCTCAAGAAGACCGACAGCCTGTTTCGTGCTGAGACAAAAAGCGGAATCCTGCTCCCCAACCAATCATCCCTCCATCCCGCTGACTGGGTTCCCACAAAAGGAACCGTGGTACATTCCTGCATGCCCGGGGTGAACAAAGGAGACATCGTTCATATGGAGTATTTCGGAGTTGTTATTAATCTCGGAAAGTGGTTTAATGAGGCATCTGAGTCCGATGACCGGAATTTTATTCTCGGTGTAACAAAGTCGGGAGAGAAGGTGTGTTCGGTGTTTATAAAACCGAAGTTCATTTACTTTAAGGAAGATAAGAAGGGTGTTATAACAATGTTGAACGACTATAATCAGGTTGAACCTCTTCGTAAACTCCCAAAGTGTCTGGTGTCTACCGCTCTTGAGATGACAAACATCGCCTACTGCACGGCAGGAGAGTTCGCTGGAAAGAACATTATCTTCCATAAGAATGCGTCCATGACCCGTCTGGAGCGCAACAGGATAGTCGTTCAAAGCAGATGGGTTCAGGCGGTTGTTGAGAACAAGCATATTAAGCCAGTTGGCGATATGATTATGATCAAGCCTGATCCAGCCAAGCAATTTGCTGCTGACGGAATCCTGATCCCTGTCGAACACCGGGAAGTTCCCACAACCGGAACCGTGGTTGCTATAAGCGAAAATTCGTTTGTGAAGGTTGGGGAACGTGTTAAATACAATCCAAAAGGATTTACCATAGTCAATTCCGTAAAGGATGGACTTTGTTTATTATTCGATTCATCATTTATCTCACTAACAATTACAGGTATGCCCGAAGTATTAAATCCAAAACAGGACCGCATTCTGGTCCTCCCAGACAAGGCCGAGAGAGTCACAAAAGGAGGGATCATCATCCCCGATCAGGCGCAGGAAAAACCGCAACGTGGAACCGTTGTTTCAGTAGGTCCCGGCAGGGATACCGGAACTTCTTTCATCAGTATGTGGGTGAACCCCGGGGAAAGAATCCTGTACGGGAAGTACGCTGGATTTGAGGTCGAACTGGACCTTCCGAAAGAAGGAGGAGTCGATGGCGAGACCGAGAAGGTGAAACATCTGGTAATGCAGATGGGGGATGTTGTTGCCACAATCACGGAGGGAGAATGAAAAAGCCAGTTGCTGAAATAGACCCGTCTATTAAGGTTGCCGATGACTTCCCTATTGAAAGACCGGAGGGGATGGATATGGAGATGTGGAGAGCCCTAAGAACCCTCCACAACAAAAGGATCAAAATGCATCTCCGTGGTGTCGTGGATGAAGATCGCTCCAAGGCACCTATCCATGCTCAGAAGGAAAAGAAAACACTTTCCGGTAGGCCAATTAAGCAATCAAAGATAAAGTCCTTGTGTCCCCCATCCTATTCAGTTGACGAGTACGCTAAAGGGGAACAGGATACCGAAAAGTACAAAGAAGTATTTACGCCTACTCCTTGGCTTAAAAGAATCACACAATGGCTGCGAGACCGATTAAATTCAAGGTAGTTGAACGTGAGTCCCGCACCCTTATCGGGTACGAATGGACCACCTCAGAAAAAGGATGGCAACATCAGGCTCATACCGGAGTATCCGAGATGGACGCAGAGGTATTTGAAGGAACCTTCGATGACTATATTAAAGCCCCCGGCACATACGATAGGTATCAGTTCACGGGAGTGTTTACCCCGGGAAAGGCCGAGGTTTACGAAGGAGATATCGTCAGACACCTCGAAAGCATAGGCGTGGTTGAATACCATTACGGATCGTTTATCGTTCGGTGGCTCAAGGACCCAAATGGATTTAATCCGGTCTTAATCTCCCATTGTCAGGAAATAATTGGCAATGTTTATTCGGATACTTTTAATACCTTTGAACTCAATTAACATGGCACCAGTATCAGCAAAATACGAGACAGGGAAAACCAGAATAACACGGAAGTTTATCTGGGGATTTAAACGTCTGGAAGGTTACGCAGTGTGGGGATTTCGTTTTAAGAACGTCCAGCAAAAACTGGTAATCACCTATAAAAAAAGAAGTGCCGGGGACTTCGGAGAGGTCGCTCCAACCCCGTTAAAGATATGGCAGGATATTCGGTTCTGTCTTTAATCTCAAATACAAATATATGAAAACACAATCAAAATTAAAGGCCATGAACATCCTCCTTATTGGAGCGTTCTTTGTGAATAAGGCGTTATTCATTCTTGACCGTGACGCAACCGAAAAGGCCAACGAGGAGAGGAAAATAGATATCAAGGGGGAGACCATCATCTTGGTTGGTGACAGCCCTGATGGGACCTCGAAATATCAGGACCTATCAACCTATGTCGAGGAAGTCCCCGAAGGATTTGAACTCCCAAACACTGCGAAGGCAGGGGATGGCGAGCCACTCCCCCCGTCAGTGATGGACGCCCCAACGGGACCCACAGACCAGTCGATGATCCCGGGACCCGAAGAGTCTTCATCCTCGGAAAATCCTAATGCCGAAGAGTTTGTGGAGGCTGTTAAAGAAATATCTCCGGTAAGCAAGGCCAGTGCCTCCATAAAACCGAAAGGCGAAACCACTAAAAAAAGGGAAAGAAAACCCCCGGTGAAAGACCCGAAACCGATGTCGAACGGAACCTCAATGAAACAAGCAAAATGAACCTGCCTTTAACTTTGAAAGCAAAGTGGTTCGAGATGATCGAGTCAGGGGTCAAGACGGAAGAATACCGGGAGATCAAATCGTACTGGTATGATCGACTTATTCTGCGTTTTGACGATGCCCGTGGATGTGTGTTTAAGCCGTTCGCCACGATCACTTTCCGTAATGGATACCAACGAGACGCCCCCTCCATGAAAGTCGAGGTCCTCGATATTGCCATTAATCAAGGCAATCAAAGTTGGGGCGCAGTAGAAGGAACGGACTACTTTGTTTTCAAGTTAGGTAAAATAATCGAACGCTCTGGCAAGCAATTAAAAACTCACAAATAACATAAAAAATGGAAGAACAAATTAGAACACTCAGGCTTGAAATCGACAAGCTAATCAACTCAACATATCGGTTAAACAATTCAGCGGAGATTACGCTGTGCATGAGGCAACTCCAGAGAGCCAAGGCGTGGCTCGGGATGGTACTTGGAGGACTCGGAACCCCAACCCCTTACGGAAGTTCAACCGACCCATCAAGTCCTGTAATTGAGGAACAGGCTGAACATAAATTTGAAACCATATGGGATGGAATTGACGTGTCCAGCGCAACCCAAACCTCCTGCGTAAAATTGTTTCGCAAGGAGATTGAAGAGTTTTTATCACGGTTTGACAGGGTTTTCCCGGCAAGCGAAATGTATGACATTCCCGGGGTGTGGACTGAAAACCATCTGATCTTCTCAAGATGCTCCATGATTGAGGCAAAGCACTGGCTCGGATGGGAGTTAAATCGAATCAAGAATGTTAAGGAATATGAAAAATCAGTGGAAGGCGGTACGGTAGTGAGTTCCCCGGGATTCCAGCCTATGCCCCTTTAAGATAACTCCGAGGCAGATGAGCCACATGGATGCGTGACCTGTTTGTGAACAGGGAGACCCGGGAAAATTCCCGGGTTTTTTATTGACATCCATCAATTCATTTTGTATATTTGTGCGCTTTTTCATTAATGTTAAAATCAGAATCAAATGGCTGGATCGAAAGGTAAACCTTCAGGAAAACCCACCAAAGGTGGCAAGGGAGGAAAAGGTGGAAAATGTGGTTGTAAATAATCGCTGAACACCAAAGGTAAGAACCCGGGTCTCCCCGGGTTTTTTATTCTCCTTCATCCGAGGGGATGGAAAATCCTTTCTTTCCTTTTTCAGGACCTCCAAATAAATCATCCCCCTTGTAATCTTCTTTATCTCCCGGGTACGGCTTGGTTGATCCCGGGGAGGTGTATCCGAGTTCAGTCCGCCAGTCCGGTTCGGTATCAGCACGTTTTTCAGTTATTGGCCTTAAGCGTGGGAACATCTCCTGAACCTTTTGCCGTGATCTCCTGATAGACTCAGGGTTTGTTATAACGTACTTTCCTTGGTCATCACGAAGAACGAACAACTGGGAGAACGGTAATTCCTCTCTTCCGAAAATATCTTCCTTCCATATAGCCACCTGAAGTTTACGATCATCGTCACGAAGTTCAGGATGTTCAGACAAAAGCCTTTCAACCCTATTGTTTATTAATTTGTAATTACTCATTTCTTTTAATATTTATATTTCTGTTTCTGTTTCCATATGGGAAGTCATATGGGAGTCCATATGGGGATTATTTTTAACAGGAGGAGCCAACTCATTCATAACCCGTATTATCTGATCTGTCGTTAGCCTTATCATTTGTTTCTTGGTGAATAACCTGCTAATGGTTATTGCTCCATAACAGTCAATAAACAACCTACCGTTCTTTGTCCGAAATACCAGTGTTATCTGAATTCTTGGGACTATTTTTTTTCGTGACATACTGTTCAATAAGGGCAGCGGTTTTTATCAACATACCCGGGTCGATTCCCGGCACAGCAGATGCCTTGTCTATAAAAACCATCCGCTGTTCAAACTCTTTTGCGACCTCCTCTCTTGAAATTTCAATAGCACCAATAAGGAATTGCCTTAATGGATTTCGCAAGATATCATACATGGAATTCCTTGAGATAATTACCCTTGGAAGAGAGGGTGATCCAAAGTTAGCCTCTTCAGTCCTGATGTAAGGTATAGGATATTGAGTGTCCTTACTATTATCCTTCAGGTGACCAATTATTCTGTCGATCAATTTAAGTGTATCATCCATTTGAGCCTCCGATCTTATCTGGAAGATTTATCCAATGTGTTGGAAAATGATGTTCAGGAATAAACCATGCTGGAGGAGAGGAACATTGCCATCTCGTCTTTCCAAACTCATCTATATACCACTCAGCTACATACATGATAGTGCAATCCCCGCTCGTAACAATAACGGGTTTGTTCGGTGGAGGAAGTCCTTTCTTCTTCACGCAATTCCACTGATTCCGTTTCTTTTCACGGACATGGTTGTACCAGTAAAAATAACCGACAACCGAATAAAGAAGTATATTTAATACGATGAAAGTTGTCATCGTTAAGGTGTTCATTGTAGTCATATTATGTGTGGTTAATTAAATTAATTGTGTAACTTGATCGTGAGTTCTATTTCGTCAATCTCCAGAAGGTTTGACCTGATCAGCCAGCTATGTTCATGCTCGATCCGTAGAAGTATCCTCCTGAAGTAATTTGTGTTTGCCTCCTCGGATGATCCAAACTTCCAGTGATCAATAGCCCTAATAGATTCCCCGGCAAACAGCCTCTGAATTGCGTCATCGACTTGGCGGGTGGTGTTCCCGGCCTGTCTGCGAAGTTCAACCACCGTTTCTGACGGTGAGAGAGATAATGTTCTCATAAAGAATTCCACGGTATCTTCCGAGGGGTTGGAGTAATGACGCTTTGCATATTCAAAAAATTTAGTCAGCAATTTTCTCATTTTTCCCTCCATTCTTTTTAATTTTCTTTTTGTTCTTAACCTCTTCAATTATCGCAAGTCCCCTTGCTATTTTCATTTTCTTCTCGGAGTTCAATAACTCCATATCGTCAATCACAATCTTGTCAGAAAACTTAACGTGATTGGGCGTAGTGATGTGAGAAACCGCTGGATGGATAATTCCTTGGTTTGCCATAGAAACGACCTCCTGTGCCAGATTTATGTCCTCATCCGTTAATTTCCTGCCGTTAGGCATCCGGTGATTTGGGGTTTCTTCCATTAACTGGGAAACATAACCAAGAAGAGGAGCGGTCTTTCCGACTTCATCATTTATCTTTTCCTCGATATCCCAATCCTTTGAATCCCACCCCGGGATAGACCTAACCTTATATGTCATGTCTTCATGTATCCAAGTGGTGTAATTACCGGGACTCGGAATTTCTATGCGTCCATCGGAACGTGTGATGTAACTTCCGTTTCCCACGAAATAAAGAATCCTCTCACAAAAATCCTTTAAACTACGTCCTTCCCGGGAGGCCATCTCGGAAAGTTTATCAAGCGTCTCCGATTCAAGCCAGAGTTCCTTGCGTTTCCATTTATTCTTTATCATCGCTAATTTCTTTTAATTCCTCCAACGCTGCCTTTATTCCAATATTAAAACCATCTATAAACGACTTGGTTCTTCCTGCCCCAAACACTTCCATAATAGAATCTTTCTCCAAACTCTTTATCTTCTCAATCTTTAGTTTAATGGACTCTCTTGAGATATAAGGAAGGACTCCCTTGCAGTCATTGCAGAAGGTTCCTACCCTTACTTTCGTCATTAACTTAATACACTCATCACACTTTCCCATGTCGGTTTTTATATGAAATACGACTTAATCATGTTAACATTATGGAGTACCGGGATGTTTAACTTCTCGGCATAATCCTCCTCCTCGTCTGCCCCAAGGCTTTGCCCGGGTATTCTCATAACCATATCACAACAGTCGATCCACGCCTTGCCCTGTTCCATCCAGAAACTGTGTTCATGTCTGTGTACAGCCTGATGGTAACGATCCAGAAGGGGATTGAATACCACGAATCCAGCGACCATAAGTTCCTCCGCTATGTCAATACTTCTACGTAGATTCGCCTCCCGGTCCCCGTGTGAATATGGGGCGGCTAAATATACCTTAATGGTTCTTGTTGGCTTTGCCATTTTTCTTGTTTTTACCACGCAGTCGGTGGGGTTTCATACAACTTGTTTCACCTGTTTTGTAAAACATCTTTTCGTATCGAAAGACACACCGGGACTGATGGCAATCGTCCGTGCATGGTGTGTCTTTCTTGTACTTGCAGTTCATTCTATTTAAGTAATCGAACTTCCTCTTCTTCCTGACAGGGGTCAACCTCATAGACATTAAGGCCGACCTTAATCCATTCTGTGTGGATCATTTTCTGCATGAAATAAGCATCACGAATTAACTTGTATATAACATCGTTGTCATCCGGTTTACAGGCATCGCAACAATTGTATATCGCCCCTTCTGCTGTGTGTCTTATGACATACCACGTTCCATTACATTTAACCCTGATGTATGTGCTGTATTCGACTACGGCCTTCATCCCGATCTTATATAAGGTGTGTCCTCTGACAATCGGGAAGTATGGTGTTTCAGGATGTGAGAGTGGTCCGATGGCTGATGTTTTGTTCTCCTCAAAAAGAACCCCGGCCATCGGCATCCAACTACTCTGACAAACATTGTTGGTCCCTCCAGAGTAGTCTCCTTCGAGTTCGACCAGATTTGGTCTGAGTCCAACGATCTTCATATGTTCCTTACCGTTATAAATATCTTTGTGCCAGACAATCCTTCCAAGGTAGTAATGCAGGTAGATATCCCTTGGCAGTTTTTCTCTTCCAAGGTTCCATTTAGCACCAGCGGGACCCGGGTAGTCATCACGTTCGATCACCTGCTGGAAGATCGGATTATTCTCCACCTCATAGGGAGAAAGTCGCATAACAAAACCGTCCCCGAAGGAACTCACTTTCTCGTGTTCGTAATACACATCGGTTTTCCCGGGGTGATTTGTTTCCTTTTCTTTTCTGGTGAAGACCATGCCTCTGTCGAGTTTTATCCCTCTGGTCTCGTGGTCTTTAACTAAGATGTATCTCATGGTTTTTGGTTTAAGTGCCTGATTTATATTCATCCAGTAAAGTTGGATATCGTCCATTGCCTTTTGAAGTCCTGAAAGTGCCTGTTTGATGGCCGGGGAAAGTTCAAGATCAATCGGCTCTATCTGTGGTTCATCCTCAAATACGTGATCAAATTTTTTTCTTATAATGTCGTAGAATTTGGGTTTTAGATAGTTACCAAGATTTATATAGTCTTTTAGCAATGGCTGTCCGTCTTTATTCATTCCCTTTATTTTCATCGTCTATCCTTTTTCATTTGGCGAACATTGGATTATCTACTCCTCTGAACTGGGCGAGCGTATTTGGCTTACTGAAGTCCACCTGCCAGATAACCTCATGGCATTTTTCGCAGATCACCGAAAGGTCATGGTACTGATGTAATATGTTTTTCGGATGATCACAAGGAGATTCTTCCTTCACCTCCTTATATTTCGTAAAGATCATAACCAACTCCATGATCTCATCTACCATAGCCGTGCTGTCGATTTTTGAGCCATACTGCCGTTCGGCAATAAGTTTTATTCTGGTTCTTAAATTGGTGTGTGCCATCAGAATTTTATTACAAATTGACTGAACTGAATTCCCAAATAATCTCCATCCCAGTCAAGGTCGACAACGATTGGTTGATCCTCCAGTGTTCCCAGAAATTTACGGACGGACTCCCATTGAATTTCATTAAACGGACAACTACCAAGAGTCTCGTGTATGTGTTCTTTTGTGGTTTCAAAATTAAAACACATATTGGTAAACCCTACAAATGTAAGTTTCCCGTATTGGGAGAATACCGACACTGTATTATTTAACATGGCTTTTGATACTGCCGTGCGAAATCTGCTTGTGGATACGATAAATTTCATATTAGAAAATTAAGTCATTTACCAAAACAGAGGTAAGCCCTATTAAGGTAATTACTACTATAAATACTACTATTGCGGAAACAGCAAACATTACACCATTCTTATAAAAAACATCTTGGATAAAAGGCTCCCTGCGCCTATCTTTGTTTTTGATCCAAATGATTGACAGCACAATAATTACTATAAGGTAAATACTTAAAATAGTAATTATTACGGAGATAATTTGCTGATGGGGATGCGTCATTTTGTTTCCTCCTCTGTGGGTTTTATATTAGTTATCATAAAATCATACCCCTGATCTGTTTCTTCTGCCGAACACTCCCTTTCCCATCCAAATTCACATTGAGAATGATCTTCGCCACATGGTACAAGGTCATGTATTGAGCATCCGCAGTTTTCATCCGAAAATAATAACCCTGTATAACCGTGTTTCTTCATGTAAGACCTTAGCCCTTCAGTTGTTTTTCTTATGCCAGCTTTCATTTCGGCTCCTCCCTATTCTTCAGATATTGTGATATGTGCGAGTTTCCTTCTAAACGTAAGTTTCTCTCCTTTTTTCCATGACTTCATTGGACCCCACCGTTCCGCTCTCCCGGCTTTTCGCCCCTACTACTTTCAACTCCCGGGATGGACCGGATCGGGAGATAGATTGGGAACCTTGCCGGGAGACGAAGAACGATTTCGTATGTCCTTTGTCACCCCCGTGCCGTGCCAAGGCCACCGCCCCTCAATCATTCCCGCCACAAACCTTTGGCGAGGCTCATGGATCGGTTTCGGGGGTCGGTCCTTTTCGATCAATCCACGAAATCAGTCGGTCTTGATCAATCAGACGGGGGTTTCAAAGAACGTGAGGTTCGACATGTCTCGCCCGATAACAGCAACGGTCCAGAACCTGAATGCAAATATACGTACAATATATGTACATCCGACACGAGATCGAAAATAAATTATCCACACGGTGGAGAGATGGCATTTTACAGTTATAGATCAAGCACTTACACTCGTTATCATTTTCCTGATCCCGGGAAAATGATCATGTTCACGCAATGGATTTCGTTGACATCCCGGCTATCTGTTTCACTACCAGCACCTTCTGGGTTGTCTGGTTGTTTGAAACAGCTAAACAACTTTTCTCCATGCGGTGAAGGGTTGGCACTTTACCATTGATTATCAATACAATAGAAAATACATTCCCCATATGGAGAGCCATATGGTCCCCCATATGGAAATAGAAACAGTAATAGAAATATATAAAAAGGTGTCGCTGATATTGGTGGGGTGTTTGGATATGTTTGGGGAGTCACTGTGACGTTGCCCGGGGGGTGCCATCCCAAACCGAAACTCGATTTCCCGACCCCCACCCACCTCTGGTCCAGTAAGTTACAGAGATCATATGAAGGGTTTCTTCAACTCAGTTTCTTCCTGCTCTGGATGACAAGATCAAGCACATAAACATCACCATTTTCCTCCCAGATGCTGTTTATTGCCTTGACATCGGTAGGGTAGGGGAGGGGCTGTAACCCTTACAGAATGTGGCATTCCAAATACTATTTAACATAATATTAATTATCAGACGACATAAGATGGCTGTATATTGACATATATCAATTGAAGTGTTATGTTATACCTGTAAATCAAGGTGTAAGAAGGGTAAAACAGGGGTAAAAGATGCTCATTAGCCGCTGATTTCCAGTGTTTTCTGAGATTTACACAGAAAAGTTCACCTGCTCTTCCCCGGTTATGTCTCTCAATCAATGAAATGAGTATCTTTGCCTCAACAAATACATGAGTGGCATTTAAGCGATTGAGTCATGGGATATATCTCACAACAGGATGCATTGTGGTACACGTTTGTAGGATATGAACTATACCTGCTGAATACTGAGCAATGGAAGGGGAAGACTGGAATGAATCCCGAGGTTCTTAAGGTAGGAGTTGTTTTGAAGTGGTTAGGGACCGGATCAGGTGCCCGGGCGTTTCGTCCCTACTACCTTGATTACTCAACCTTCTTTTGTAGGGCAGTCCTCCAGCGTGGATTAAAGGACCTGAAGGAGCGGGGATATCTGGAAACCTATACAAAGAGCAATGATCTGGACAAAGGTCAATATAGATGGACTCACGAGGGTAACAACTGGATGAACGCCTTCTGGACCGCCTTCGATCGGAGAATGGATCGTATACGGGGAAGAATGCAAGGGTATGAGATGTTACCTTATAAACGACAGCGTAAACTCAAGAAACCTGCTCAACAGGTATGAATCGCTTAACTATCACCAATAGCCATCAACCCCTACTCCTGTAAGCTACTCCACTGCTTTCCATGATGTTTCTTGCCTCCTGTACGTCCCTTGCATTGTCCCAGTCAATCCAGCGTAGTTGATCAGCCTTGTAAATCAGTGATCTAATCTTAAGCACTGGTTCTGGCTCATCCTCGAAACGCACGATACCAGCGGATTTCAGCCATTCTATATCAATCAGTCCTTCAATGAACATAAAACACTCAATTTGTTAGGTTTTCGCCCTTACAACGGACAGGGGTCGAAAAGGGTCTATTTGACCGTAGACTGTGTCCATATAAGACTGTAAATATACAACATTATACCAGTATTGTCAAGGGTTTCCAGAGATATTTTTCATCTATTTCACACACCTACACAACTACTGTGCCACAATAATTGTTTTTGTCGTGTATGAAATTTATTATCATTCTAAATTAGATGACATATCGTAGTATTTACTGACAGTTCCTGACATGGTATTTCCTTATTTAGAATCAGAATAAAAGATAATGCTTGACAAGCGTCTCTATTCATATTATTTTTGCCGCATCGTTCTTTATTTACTGCGTCACCATTTGACCCCCGGGATTCGTCCCGTGATTTAGAATGATCCCACTTTAAGTTCTTTGACTTCCTGAAATCCTCCTTCCCACGGTGAAAGATTGACACCCCAGTAACAACGGTCACAACGGTACACTGGGATCAAGAAAACCCAGATCAAGCCCCCTGATGTGAATCAGCAGGTGTCCAGACGTGAGTCAGTGCAATGATCCAGAAACAGTAACCATGAGTGAAGTCGGGGACTCACACCAGAGAATAAAGGGTAGCAGGTTCACTTGATCATATTAAGTGACACTATAATCGGAAGTCAGCATTACTCCTGACATTCGCCTCCAGCCCACCGCAGATGATGCAGAGGGCACAAGCGTTTCCGCTTAAATTAACCGTTCCACGTTGGTCCGGTGGTTGTCTTACTGATTAGGATCACCCGTATGTTGGGTGCCCGTTTCAATGATCCTGCGAAGACCTTCTTAGTATAACGGTATTACACCGGGGTTTGCCCCGGGGATGCTGGTTCGATTCCAGCAGATAGGTACAAGTATTAACCCTTAAAACCCACACACAATGAAGAAAGCGATTCAATACAACTGGTTTGTCGGGATGACAACCAAAGAAGGCGATGCAATAGCTAAAGATGCCGCCAAGGTAACAATTGCGAAGATGCTTGCAGAATACGAAATACACGCATTCTCAGTGTCAGAACAGATCGGATACTGGAAACAAGTTCAGGAAGTATCACTGGTTGTTTCCTTTATCAACATGGATAAGGCCATCACTGGCCTGACCGCCAAGGAAATAGCAGAAAGGTTTCGGGACACCTTCAATCAGGAATGTGTACTGGTATCAACAGTTGAAACATGGTATCAATTCATTTAAAAGGAGGATAAACAATGAAACTGTACAACACGATGATGCATGTAGGCCGCTCCAAATACGTGGTTAACTCCCATGATGGCGTAGCAACACACCGGGACGGATCGCCCTTTTTTGGTATTGCGATCTTTAAAAGCAAGAAGGCGAATGATAAATTTATCACTTCGCTGCATAACAATGACTACAAGTATGGCACTGGGTATCCTAAAGGATAGCCAATCACCCCGGGCGAACGGGAATGCAAGTGGAGAGTCCCCGATCCACCGCCCACCACGTTAATCAACTTAATACAAACCTCAAAAACCCAAAACCATGCCAAATTTCAACATTATCAAGGTCAGAACCGTTGGAGCAACGGAACACCTGCCAGCAAGAGTAATTATCACCTCTGAGCGTTTCAAACAATCAGTAAGGATCGCCCGTGACGGTGAAACCGGACTGGAAGATGCCGAAAACTACCTGTTCCACCTCGGGTTCAATCTCGTAGGAAGAGCGGAAGGGACCGGACACATGTACATCATCACCGACACTTTTAAGCCGATCAAATAATGAGAGGCAAACACACTGAGGGAATCCTTATGCTTATCGCTGGAACCCTCCTGACAATCATCGTACTGGTATTCAATAATTAATAACGAAGACAATGGAAAAGAAACACGTTTTCACCTGTAAAGAGGTCCCGGGAGCAAAAAGGACTTCCCCTAAAATGTATACCCACGCCATTATCGGGGAGTGGGACTATCTGAAAAGCATAAGGATGACTCAGTCTCCTGACAGTATCAAGAGACTTGGGTCAGACTGGGATTATTACAACAAATGTGCGAATGCCTCTGTGGTGGATATTCAATTCCAGTGGACCAAATCCCATTGTTGCTACGATCAAGAAACGATTGACAAGGGCAATGAGTTTATCGCCAAAAACCCGTACAGGGTAGCGTATATTGAAGAAACAATAAATAAGCACGTTGACGAGTACGAGAAGGCGGCTAAGAACATAAAACGATCCGTTCTGGGATGGTCCCAGAGTGCTGTTAATGCTGAAAAGGCGGCTGGTGGTTTTCGCAGCCGTGGATATGTTAATGTAAGTGTTGTGCCTGCAATACAGGTAAAATGATCACCCCCTCGCTGATCTGGTCTATTGCCCGGGTTCGATACCCGGGGCGGGACAAACCTTAATACTGATAAAATGACGAAAAACAGAATCAAGAAGGATGTGAAGGCCATCGCAGATGCCCACATCCAAGCAAGGGTCACCGGGGTATGGAATCCAGCCCCCATTAAATCAAGACTGGACCTTCTTTGCGCTCTTAAAAAAGGGCACACCTTTGAAGGATTATTGACAGAAATCGAGGCACGGAACTGCTCTATTACCTCGATCCTCACCGCCTCAGTGCTGGACCATGCATCGAATGCTTACAGACAGAATGTGTACACTGGTTTCAAATCTTTACTGCAATGAAAAATCCTCCAAGGACATCAAAGCAATTGGCAGAATACATCACCAAAAGACTGTCTCAGAATGATTGGTTGAAGATCGGAGCCACAACGGTATTCTTTGGCACCAGATACATCGACATTGTGCCCTATGAGCCAGAAAATCCCACCATCGGGATATCCCTTCAGAACGACAAGAAAATTGTCGCAAACATCTATTATTCATTAGCCACCAAGAATTTATCGTATCACGTATTTTTATTTTAACCCCCTAAAAGAGTAGTTATGAAGATCAAGAAAGAAGTCAGAATCGTCCCCAGTAAGGCGCAGAGCGTATGTGCTGAGACCGGAAGGATCATCAGGGTTGGTGAGTCCTGTTTGTTTGATCCCTCAACAAGGAGCGTGTTTCACACGTCCTCCAAGAGGTTCAAGGATTACACGCCACCAGTCGATGTGCTGGACCAGCAGGAAGAATAAACTAAAACAATTGGCAATATTGCCACATAACCTAATCTTTGTACCATGAAGAGGTATTGGTTATTCTGCATGTTCGAGTATTACCCCGCAGGAGGGGTAAGGGATTTTCATGCTGCATTTACAGGACTGGATGATGCTTGCAGTGCAGGTTCTAACCTGACCAGTTGGAACGGGGAGGTATCCCCAGAGTTTTACGACTATCAGGTTTTGGATATCCAGACTGGTAAGGTTTATTATTCAAACGGAACCGCAGGACAGTTGAGGGTTTCGTAATTACCCCGGGTGAATGGGAATACAGCGGAGAGTCCCCGAGCCGCCACCCACTATTGCCGTGGAGATTTTCCACGCCTGAGAAGTGTCAGAAGAATCCGACAGGATAACAGATAACGGGATCAAGGACCCACGGCAAATGGCATAGTTAACGTAATTAATAACCTAATACACAAAGCAATGAAAACAGAAACACACAACGGCAGAACGTACAAGGTATCATCGTCTGACACATATTACAACGAGGAGACGTCGGATGAAATGATTCACATTCTTGAAAACATCAAAAACAACCGCACCCGGGTCCGGTTTCACTGGGGTAATGTAGAGACCGGGGAAGACTGGGGAGACATTTACGATGTAGCCGGGACCATCGGCAGGAGTTGTGGTACGGTAAAAATACCTCTCCTGATCCACAATGCAAGATCAATGGGCGGTGGCGGTATCCTCACTCACTGTATTGTTAAGATAACACAGTCCAGAGATAAAAGTAACGTTATTTATCAGCACCAAAATTATCACACAAAATAAGGAGACAAAAAAATGGCAACAAAAACATGGAAGATCGGTGAATACTGCAAAGGCGGCATCATCACAGTTGAAACAACAGCCAAGACCGTAAAGGTTATCGGCAAACAATGGGACTACAAAGTAGGATCAAGACGGTCCAGCAACCAGAGCAATGCGAAAGAATGGACACGTCTCGAGGTTGCGTCCCGGGATGGCGGTGCTTTCCGTAAACTGGATGACTTCCTGAATGATCTTACTTCCAGCTATTACGCTGGACAGGTAATGAGCTGGATCAAAACAAAAGTATTCTTAAACTAAAGGAGGATAAGCAATGTCTACACAGCACAACGTATTTATCAGAAAATTCGGGCACCTCGCCATCGTTATCACGGTCACTGACTGGGATGACTTTAAGGCTCTTGAAAAGTACTCTGTTCACGAATCCCCAGACTTTTTATTGTCTGGGGTAACGGACGCAAACATTTACACCAACATGAACCCATCTATGCTTATTGCTACCCGGGGAGAGATTAAGGATATAACCGAAGAGACAAAAGGAATCGGGATATCTGGAATCCTTACCGGAGGGTCAAAGGCTGGACCTATCTGGTCGTATCGTAAAATAGACGGACTTTGTGCTATATCTGAAATTATTCACCCTAAAATGGAGGACGTTAAATGAAGGCACAGAAATGCAGGTTGATTTTTCACGCCATGTACAAAGAGATTGACTTTGGCATGTTTGAAAGTAAGGCGAAGGCCAAACAGTACGCCAAACAATGTTTTAACAAGTCATACAGCATTCGACCAGTCAAGCAGTAATGCAATGCCCCCGAATCCGCTTATCCTGCTACCGGAGCGGGACGGGGACTAAATTAATTTATCCACCAAAAACCCACAAAATGAAAAAGTTCATCCGTATCAAATCCGCTGGCCTTATTGACGTGCTGGCCTTTTCGCTCATAGGAGCATCAGTAAAACAGGACGATGATCGCCCTAAAATTGGCAAATATGGCTCTGGTAACAAATACGCCATCGCCAGCCTGATCCGCAATAACGTGTCCTTCCGTGTATTTTCAGGGAAGGAAGAGATTAAGTTTACCACCACCCCCACCGTATTCAAGGGGGAAACCTTTGAAGTTATCTGTATCAACGGCAAAGAAACATCCATGACCACAAACATGGGAGGAGCCGACTGGGATAACATGTTTGCCCCAATCAGGGAGATTTACAGCAATGCCCTTGATGAAGATGCTGGTGCCACGCTTGACAACATTGATCTGGCACGTCCCACCCCGGGATGCACCTCGTTCTTCATTGAGTGCAATGAGCAGACATCTGACTTTTACACCAATCTGGGAAACTACTTTACCATGAACCGGAAGGACGCCCTTGAGTCGAATGAGGAAATCACTATTTACCCTGCGACAATGGATGGCCTGAGACTTTTCAGAAAAGGCATTCTTTGCTTTTTCGACCCCAAGCAGAAAAGTCTTTTCAACTATGACGCCCCTGAATTCCCAATCAACGAAAGCCGTGTTTTGGTCGGGGACTGGCGTATGAGATGGATCATCTCCAAGGGATGGGCACAGTGCAAGGACCCAGACATGATCAAGCTATTGATGGCCGGGATGAAGAATCCCGCCTATCTGGAACATCGCTTGGATTTTGAGTTCGCCACGTTCTCCGAGGCATGGAAAACAGCAGTGGAAGATGTCAAGGTAATGCCCGAGGAACACGCTGGCATATTTTCACCGGAAGATCAAGCATCGTCCTTGATGGTCCCTTTCAACCTACTTAAGGCAATAAAGGTCACCCATAAAAGTGTGAAGATAATGGGAATGGACGGAGGGGAAGAGCCTTTTAATCCTAATGTTCACACCGATGACACCATCAAGGAAAAAGTGTGCGAGGCTTTGAACCTTCTCAGGGGAACTCCTTATTTAAAAAGACTGGGCGAACCGGATATCAAGTTCGTTACCTTTGCCAAGCCCGACACATGGGCGCAAGCGGTGAAGGGGAAGATACTGATATCAACCAAAATTGATGTGAAGTCAGTAGAGGAAATCGCCAAGATCATTATCGAAGAGCAGGAACATCTCATTACTGAATACAATGATTGCACCCGTCTGTTTCAGGATCATCTGTTTGACCTGTACTTTGAGTCCTTGAAGGAGATAAGTAAACTCAAGGCGAAGATGAAGGCGCAGATAGATGCCCTTTAAAACGCATTCTCCTGCGATATGGGGAGGGAAGGTTCAGATTGAGCCTGTCACCCCACTCCCGGGGGATATGTCAGGACATGTCAGGAAATAATAGTCTATTGAAATAATTCAAGAAAGGAGACACCGTGGAAATAATTATGATCACCAGCCCCGATGACGGGGATGGAAATGAAACAATAAACACCGTGCTTGTTATCCGCACTGAAAGGGGATGTTACAGCACACTCCATCCAGATGCAGTTCTGGAACTCATTAACCGTGCTAAGAAGGTAGGGGGAAGAGTGTTGTCGGACTCAGTGGAAATCAATTCAAACATTCAGTCCAGCAGCAGTATCAAGCCTGTTAATCTGATTAAGTTTATTGCGCTTGTCAATGCACTGGGGATGGGGTTTTACCCTTATAAACTGGTACGGTATCAGTTTGATTACCGTTATGGAGGACCCGAAGAAGGCGGCTGGTACTATTCAGTCCTTTCAAGCGGGACCGAGATCGACCAGAAGGAATACGATGAAATAACGAATCACAACTGGGACCTGTATGACCACCAGAAGGATTTTGTGGTACGTCAGGATTTCTATGTAGGAGAGTCGGACACTAATCATATTAATCACCATTATTGCTGAAAGGAGGAATGATGCCGACAATAATAACCGAGCAGGAAATCAAGATCGAGGTTGACTTTGAGGTGTATTGCAATACCTGTGGGTGTGGACTGTGTAACGAAACAACGGTGAAGGGTCACCAGTCCCCGCAGCTAAAGGTAAATGCATGTCCTGACTGCATGAAAGAAAAGCAGGAAGAGATTGATGACCTTAATGATGACATCCGTAAGCTGAATGCCAAGATCGAGTCGCTGCTGGACGAACTAAGTAATTTAAACACAATCATTAAAGAACAGGAGGAAAAATGATAACAATAGAAACAAAAGTCGAGGGTAAGCGTGGCTGTGGCTACCGCAAGCCCGGGGGTATATACCTCATTTGTGATGCCGCAGGTTTCGCCTGTGACAAACTTCCAATCCCACTTACTGTGTGCCCTTGCTGCAATGCAGGGATCAAACAAAGTCGTGGGTTTGAGTGGATCGGGCGGCAGTTGCTGGACGGGAAGGATTGCTCAAAGACTGAAGGATGGGCGGCAAAACTGGCGATGCAGGAACATGCATTCTCTGAACTTCTTTGTCTCGGGTGTCCGTTCTATAATATCAACATCGAACGGTACGGCCTCATGTGGGTAGGTGAAAAGTTTTACCCTACGGCCAAGGCGTTCTCCTTGGAGTCTGTTACAATGGGGATATCCAAGCGGATCGCACAAATACCCCGGGAATTCAAGGTAGGCGAAACGTGGGTGTTGCTGGCTCATCCCAAGGCGATCATGCACCCGGGGAAAGAGAATACCCCCGGCATATTCTCGGCCTTCAAGCCCAGTCGCATCGAGTATGTGGTTACCGGGAAGGAAAGCGAAGAGGAGTTGGAACGCCTCGTGGATCGTGGTTTTAATCTGGTCAGGGTTGTCCCAGACAAGGCGGCAGACCTCCATAAAATGTTTGAGGAGGGGGAAGATGATTAAGCCGCTTTATTATAAGTACCTTGGGATGGCCGTACCCCATCCCACCATACCTTCCACGGTATATCTGTTTTATCTTAGTGTAAACGGAAGAAGAGTACAGTACACGCCATTTGTTTGTTGCTTAAACTGAAAGGAGAGACAATGACATCATTTATCGTAAAAGGAAACAAAGGGACCGAGGTCACTATTGAGAGGGTGCCGCCAGATAAGGTTCGCATCGCCCCATCAGGGGGAAGAAAGATCGTAAGAAAGTTCAGGCACGATTGCTTTATCTTCAAGGACGAACTTTTTTACCTCCCGGCAGGATTCTGATTAGAACGGATAAATATTAAAGCAGTTTCGTGTCAATCTCAATCATTTCCCGGGAATATCTCAATGGTATTCCAGAGCCAAATAAAGTATTAACCATTAATTTTGACGCCTCAATATGATCCAATGACAATTTACATCACCACCCAGAAAGGAACGGAGCCTTGGATATTCAATCGCAGGAATCATCGGTTTGAGCCATTACTGGTCCCGGTGTCTTCCCTGAGAAGATTTCCATTCCCGGCCTTTCGCCTTGGGTTTCGCCCACAATTGGACGATCTTAAGGATATCGCAAAGGAACAAGAATTATCCACCGAATTAAAATTGATCGAAGTATGAGTAATCCACTGCTCAAAATAATCGAGATAAAGCACGGGGATCGTATTGTGTTTGGCAGACACACCGATCCTTCTCCCATAAAATGTCGTTCATGTGGATGGCAGGGAAGAAGGATGGACGCCTATCATACGTATAAACCGGATAGCGATCAAGATGTTGAGCCTGTTGACAAGTGTCCTAAATGCAATGAAGAAATTTAATCCAGCTATTAACCCAAGAAAAATGAAAGCAATGAGTAACCTGAATGACGAAAGATTCCGCACGGAACTCTTCAAGACAACAAAAAGAGACCTGTTCATGGTCGATCCCCGACAAATCGTAATTGAGGAAGGGGCAAATACCCGCATAGATTATAATATCGAAGACATTATCGACTCCATCAGGGAGAACGGGGTGAAGGTTCCTCTGCTCTGTTACAAAAAAGGAGAACAGTATTTTGTTATTGCTGGCCATCGCAGGATCACCGCTGTTAACCAGTTGCTGGAAGAGGGCGTTGAAATTGCCCGTGTCCCGGTAATGAAGATGGATAAGCCATCTGAGATTGACCGCCTGTTGTTGATGGTTATCGAGAATGACGGAAAGCCGTTCACACCATACGAACTGGCCGTAACCTACACCCGCCTGATCAACTTTGGATTCTCGGCCACCGAGATCGCCAAGAAGGTAGGCAAAACCCTGAGTCATGTCAGTCAGACACTTGACATTCTGGACCTCCCGCAGGACGTTCAGGAGCATATCAAGGAGGGCAATGTATCTGCGTCCAAGGCCATCAAGATCAAGAAGGCAGTGAAGGCCGACAAGGTTTCTGAGGTTATCAACAAGGCCGTGAAGGACGGGAAGAAAACCAAGAAGGACAAACTGAAAATCAAACTCGATGACATCGAGCAGGAAGTCCGGTCAGAACAATCTAAATCAAAGGTTAAGATGAACGTCACATGTTGCTCAGACTGTGGACTTTGCCTTAATACAACTGCGTTTATTTCTAATGCCTCGAAGGTAAAGCCGATGGATATCTGCGGTATTACCGGGGACGATGTAACTAAGGAGCGGAAGGACGATAAACGCCCGACCGACTGCCCGTTGAACACCAAGATTTTCACCATAAAATTGATCTGACATGGCAAGCGAAAAGTTTGAAAACCGTAAACTTACAGGCAAGGTTAATGTTGCCTGTAAGTACGATGACGGGACTACCCGTTTCTGGAACACCCTCAAGGAGGATGTTGTTGACCAGATCACGAAGATTGTTCGTGACTACCGCCAGCAGGGATATGTGCTGACACTTCGCCAGTTGCATTATCAGATGGTCACCCGTTTCCCCGATGCGTATGTCAATCACGACACGGCATACAAGAAACTGGGGACTATCTTGGATGACTGCCGATATGCCGGGATCATTGACTGGGAGGCAATCGAAGACCGTGGGCGTGTGCCGTATATCCCGTTTTATGCGGATGGAGTGGATGATGCCCTGAAAATTATAGCAAATCAATACAGGTTGGATCGTCAGAAGACACAAACCAATGTTGTTGAACTCTGGACCGAGAAAGACGCTTTGTCTGGTATCCTCAAAAAGACCACCCAGAAGTATCATGTAAGGCTGGTTGTGAATAAAGGATACACATCTTCATCTGCCGCCTACAATGCATATCAGCGTGTTCTCAATGCAATCAGGGAAGGTAAAACCTTTTCCATCCTGTATTTCGGGGACCATGATCCCAGTGGGCTGGATATGGTAAGGGATATCCGTGAGCGTATTGAACTCATGCTTACCAGTGGAAACTTCAGGCGTGAATTGGCTGAAAAGGCCAGTGAGTGGGACGAGGAAAAACTGAGGGATATCAACTTCAAGCATCAGGATATCGAGCGTGGGTACACGGGGGATGGATATGAAGATGAAGAACTGCACATGGCCAGCCTTGCCGCCAAGGAACTTTTCCAGATCATTCCAATCGGCCTTACAATGTCCCAGATTAAGCAGTTTAATCTTCCCCCCAACCCAACCAAACTGACCGACACCCGGGCAGATAAGTATATCGCTAAGTTCGGGAAAACCTGTTGGGAAGTGGACGCCCTATCCCCGAGTACCCTCACCTCTCTTGTGGAGAAAAACATTAAGGACAACATTGACATGGGGGCCTTCGAGGACATGATTGACGAGGAGGCTGCTGGCAAGAAAACATTGCTTTCATTTATTGAAACAAGAAAGAAATGAGAAAGCTATGGTGGCAAATAATGTGGTGGAGGTATCACCGTTCGTGGCACCTCTACCTTTTTAGAAGGGCGATGTATTCACTTTTGTTCGTCCTTGAAGTGGTATTTTTAATAAGCATTGTTTATTTTATCTATAAGATCAAAACAGGGCAATGAAAATACTGCTAAATCTTATCGCCTACACTGGCGAACGCTTAATTCACTATACGATGACCCTCTGGGTTCGTTTATTTTATACACCAAATTTGAAGGAGAAAACCAGATGAAAAAAGAGAAAGTAAAAGTCGAATTAACGCCCGAGCAGCAGGAAAAGAAGTCCCGGGAAAGTGCCTTCCGTAAGAAGGTGAAGAAACAGATAGCCGATGAGGGTATCCGTAAGGGAGAACTGATTATCGAGGGGATTAACAGTATCCCCAAGGAGTCAGACCTCAGAACAGGGGTCGAAAGGGCTGACATGATAAGGATCATCCGCTCTGAGATTGCGGCCAGAAAAGAGGACCTTGAATTCAGGAAGAGTTCTATTGCATCAAGCAGGGGGTAGCTATGGCAGGACACAGGATAATAAACCAGCTACATCTTGCCTGTTCAGTTAATGACGTTCGGGAGTGGATGGGGAATGTGTATTTCCAGAATGGATACGCCTATGCAACTGACTCGTATATTGCGATCAGAACCCCGCTGTCGGAACTATTCTTTGGATCAGACCTGCCCCAAGATGGGACCATGCTTACTGCCAGCCAGTTTAGGCTTTGTTGCAACGAAGACATGATTGTAACCCCAGAGGGAGTATATTTGTTTGACTACAAGTGCGTTGTCCCTTTTCAGAAATCGAACGATATTCTTAAAAGAAACGCTGCCGGGAAAACAATCATTGACAATCTTGACGATCTTTTTGATGCTAATAATGAGCGTGTTCCAATTACCGAGATCGGGATGAGCGTTAAGTTGATTAATAAGATTTACAAGATTCTGAAAGATGACAATATGAGACTTCATTTTAATGGACCTCAAAAGTCGATTACGCTCACCGACAAATATGGCAGAACTGTCGGATTGATAATGCCAGTAGTAGTATATGACAATGATTAACTTAATTAACAATGGTAAACGAACAGTTAGTCCCGCTGTACTTTAACAGTGACGCAATTGTGGCACAGCCGCAACCTATTTATCGCCTCCAGATCGGAGGAGCAAGGCTCTATTACACGTTTGACAAGGAGGGAAACCCCTCGTTCTATGTCAGCGTAACCACCTTGATCCGTGACACTCTCCCCACCCCGTTCGCCCTTATCAAATGGATCGCCTCCAAGGGAGTTGACGAGGCAGAAGAAGAGAAGATGGAGCGTGCAAACTACGGCACCCTGATGCATATCTGCATTCAGATGCTGTTGATTGATCGCAAATTTGACTTCGACAAACTTCCTGACGTTGTTTCGGACTATGCCAAGAAAGAGCGGATAAGCATTGATCTGGCCTTGACATGGTGTGACTCTCTGATGAAGGACATCATGGCATTTGCTCAGTTTATGCTTGAATACAACGTGCGTCCTATCGCCATTGAGATCATGCTGGCTCACCCGACCGATGGGTACGCTGGTGCCCTTGATCTTTGCTGCATGATTGACGTGGCTCAGACTGGATACTGGGGAGAGGTCTACAAGGCAGATGGGAAGAATGCAAAGAAAGGCGATCCGAAGGAGTCCAAAAAGACATTTACCTTCCGTGCCATCATCGACTTCAAGTCCGGTAAAAAGGGATTCTTCGAGGCTCACGAAATCCAGTTGAAAGCCTACCAAAATTTGTGGGAGGCTCAGTATCCTGATCTTAAGATCGACCGCCTGTTTAACTGGGCACCACAGGACTGGCGTGGGAAGACGCCTACCTTCAAGTTGAAGGACCAGACAAATGCACGTTCACAGCGCAAACTTCCCCATCTCGTAAAGATCGCAATGATCGAAGACGAGGGAAGGGAGCGCACTTTTACCGTCATCTCCGGTATATTGGATATAGACAAGGGAATTGGCGGGAACATCACCGAAGTCACCCTTTTTGACGCTGTCCGTAAGGCAGAAAAGAAAGGGAGTACACCAAAAATAACTGCGGAGGGGATTGAAATATGACAAAAGGTAGGATCATAAGACCAGAAAACCCGGGGAGGATCGTTCTTCCCCGGCTCGGGTTCCTGAAAACAGGAAGAAAGAACGCCAGCACTGGATACCCCGAGAGTGTTGATTACTTCATCCCTGACAGCAAATACGCCTCATACTTCCAGAAAGAGTACGGAGATAAGCCATCTACGGTTCAGATTGTTTTCTTTGACGAAGACCTTGACACCTCTTGCCGGGAGCGTTATGAACTCCGTGACAATGATGGTAAGTTGTTTGCCAAAGGAGACGGGGAGACCTTTGAGGTATGGACAGGAAAAGAATACAGTACATACACCCTTGATAAGGTCCCAGACCTTATGGCACGGACGTACAAAGAAAGCAGGAGTAAAAAGGGGTGGGAGATACTCCTTACCTTGCGGTTTATCCTGCCAAAGATTCGCTCAGTTGCAGGATTCTGGGAATTCAATACAAAAGGTGCTTTATCTTCTATCCCTTCAATACGGGGAGCCTTTGACACCGTACAGGCAAACCGTGGGACCATCACCGGAGTCATCTTTGATCTTTCGGTCACTTTTGCGAAGAGTCAGAAACCGGGAGCCAAGTCAAGATTTCCGGTTGTGTCCTTGACAGCCAACGAAAATGACGATAATCTTGCTTTGATCAAGTCCTCGTTTATCAAGGTTGAGCATCCACTTCAACTTGGAGGACATCCCGGTGAGTGACAATACCTACCAAAGCAAAGACCCTGCGCTACTTTTTTACCCGGGAGACTGGACCCAAGGAACCCTGTTATTTACCCGGGAACAGAAGGGCGCATATCTCGATCTTCTTGTGACTCAGTTTAATAACGGGCACCTATCTCTGGACGATATCCGTCAGGTCCTCGGACCAGACTTCGACAAGATGTGGGAGTGCCGACTAAGCAGGAAGTTTAAGACCGATGTCAACGGCCTTTTTTTCAACGAACGTTGGGAGTATGAAATGCTCAGACGGAAGAAATTTACCCAGTCACGCAAAAACAACTTATCCTCATCCCGGGTGGTTATTGATGACCTGCCGGGAGAAGAAGGGGTGAAGGAGCCGAAAACTAAAAAGACTTTCGTTCCCCCGACAGAAGACGAGGTTGTTTCCTACTTTACCTTAAGTGGATATTCTGCGGTAACCGCACGGAGAGCCTTCCGATACTATAACCAGCAGGAGTGGAAGGACTCTCGGGATCATCCTGTATTGAACTGGAAAGGGAAAATGATCGCTGTCTGGTTTAAACCCGAGAACCAAGAGGCTGGCCAAGCTAAGTTACCGGAAGACGTGAACGCCAAAACACTTGCCAGAATCAGAAACATGAAAGGAGCCAAAGATGGAGCAGCGAAATAAGAGAAATCCCCACATGTCGGTACTGAACGATGTTGTCTTTGAACATGGGAAGATACCCCCACAAGCACTTGACCTTGAAGGGGTTGTGCTTGGATCAATGATGTTGGAGCCAGCTAAATTGCTGGAGATTATTGACATGCTGTGCCCAGAGGCGTTCTACAAGGAGTCTCATCAGCTTATTTATGGAGCCATAAAGCGGCTGTTCGCAAGAAATGAATCCGCTGATATACTTACTGTTACAGAGGAACTTAGAAAGTCGGGAGACTTGGAAGTTGCCGGGGGTGCCTATTACATCCTTATGCTTACCAACAGGATTTCGTCTACCGCTAATATCGAGCATCATGCAAGGATCGTCCTTCAAAAGTTCTACGCCCGGGAGTTGATCAGGATTGGATCACAGATGATTAAAGACTCCTACGAAGACACGACCGACATCTTTGATCTTCTTGATAACACTGAAAGAGCGGTTCTTGATCTTCGTGTCGGAACCGCCAAGAAGTCCTATCGCCAGATTAACGATCCTTTGATGGAATATTACAGGTCTATTTCCGCTGGACTAAAGAACAAAGGAAAGTTGAGTGGTGTCCCTACCGGATTCCGTGAGTTGGACCGTACCACCGGGGGATGGCAAAAAACAGACCTGATTATCATTGCCTCCCGCCCCGGCATGGGGAAGACCTCCTTTGCATTAACCGTAGCCAGAAATGCCGCTGTCGAATTCAAGATACCTGTTGGCGTTTTTTCGCTGGAAATGAGCGAGGACCAGCTAATTCAAAGAGTTGTATCTGGGGAGTCTCACATATCTTCATCAAAACTGCGTAACTTCGACCTCGAGGACTATGAGGTTACAAGGATATCACAGAAGATCAGTGACATTCTGGATGTCACTCTTTACCTTGATGACACAGCCGCCTTATCTATCTTTGACTTTCAGGCCAAGGCAAGGAGAATGGTGGCTCATCACGGGGTCCAATTGATAGTTATCGACTACCTTCAGTTGATGCGTGGCTCTGAACACAATAAGGCAAACCGGGAACGGGAGATATCTGAGATATCCGCTGCTCTCAAAAGAACGGCCAAGGAATTGAAGGTTCCCATCATTGCCTTGTCTCAATTGTCACGAAAGTCCGAGGAGCGTAGCGATAAACGCCCATTACTAAGCGACCTCCGTGAGTCTGGATCAATTGAGCAGGATGCCGATCTGGTGCTTTTCCTTTTCCGTCCCGCTTATTACATGAAACATGATGATCCTCAGTACGATGAACTTCAATCAGCACTGGAGATTATTATTGCCAAGAACCGAAATGGACCCACCCGGGATGACCTCCTGCTTAAGTTCATTAAGGAGTATACGTTGGTAAAAGAAGTTGATTACGAAGAAGAACAACAATCATCTGAAATACCACCAAATCCCGCATTCTAATGAAAATACTTGGAGCAACTCTTTATCGGGACGGGTCCACAATAGGGCACCGTCCCATAAACAGAACCGTGACGAATATTAACAGGTTCAGAAAGGTATACGCCCGTTATGTCTCATGGAAACTAAAGGAGGTTGACGTTGACTTCGCCTTCACCATACTCGAGGCACCTGAGAAGGTCCCGAAGAACAAGCGATTTGAAACACTGCATAACAGCGAACTTTTTAACAAAAACGAAGATGAGTAAGCAGAAGAAAGCAACGACCACAGGCTCTATCGGTGCGGATGGGGTGCCTAAAATGCACTACCGGGACGCCTTTATGGAGCAGATAAAAAGTTTCGGACCTTGCAGGGTCACATGGACCTGCGAGAAGATTTACAAACAACGATCAACCAAGATACTTCACGATGACGGTACGGTGACCTACGGCCAGAATGGGTATTACCACCACATCTTCCTTGATGACTTCGCCACGGCTCTCTCAGAGGCTCATGGCTCGTATGTGAGCAGGAAGGAGGCTCACATTCTCATGTGTTCCAAGTTCTGGGGAAAAGAAATGGTTCTGGATACCGGGGAAATCATTCAACTTCCCGGGTCCTCCTCCGACAAAAGCACCGCTGAATACGAGGACATTCTTCAACGTGCCCGTGACTGGTGTTGGGATTACCTTCATTTTAAAATCAGATTACCAAACGAACAAGGGGAACTTCCTCTGGATGTCCAAGATGGATCGCCCCGGCCAATCGAACTTATTGTCAGGTCATGGAGAATTGATGATAAATTTTCGTGTCCTGAATGCCATAAGCCTCTTGGGGCACCATCTTACATTTGTGATGCATGTAATATAAAACTGAAAATCAAAGTGAAACTTTAATTAAAAATAGGAGGAAACAAAATGAAAAAGATAATAGTAATTATGTTAACCGCTCTGGCTGTGTTTACAGCAACAGCACAAACAAGCGTAAGCACCATCGCAGACACCATTGCCGTAATGGATACCCTTATCACAAATAACGTTGTGCATATCATCGGGTCCGAATTGTCTGGGAATATCCGTGTGATGTGTCAGCAGGGGGACATACAAACGGAGTCCGTTATTGATGGATATTTCAGGATGACTGCCGTGGACCCACCCCTTAAAGCCAGCAAGTCTAAGCAGGGAGAGGAGATCATTAAGAACGGGAATTTTGACTCCGTTACTGCCGGGGTTGCAAAGCACTGGGTAAAAGGTCCGTTAACCGACTCTGTGGAATGTGATCAATCTGGTCAATACGCAATGGCGAGGAATTACCCGTGCGCTCAAGCAGAAATATGGCAGATTGTCGGAATTCAGAACGACCAGCCAAAAACATACAAACTTGAGTTTGACATGGTGTGTTATGGTGAAATATGGATATTGATGGGCTGGAATAGTTCAGCGATGTACAACGTGGCAACAATTACCTCAACCAATACCACGGATAGCCATTATAGTATTACCTTTACGCAGCGAAGTACCATGATCGACCGTGTCAAAATTGTCGGAAGGGACTCTGATTTGAATTGGTTTAGGATAAATCATATTTCTATGGTTGAAGTTCCAACACCATACACGCCAATCAATGTGGGGGTTTACGACAAGACATTTGCGGCAGACCTGCCAGCGGGTCCGATAGTCTACTACAATTCGATAGGGCAACTGTTGAAACGCCCACCAAGTAGCGGATTTTACCTATCCCAACAAGGAAAGACGGTTAAAAAATGGTTAAAATAACCCATATGGAAAAGACTGGAATAGAATTGATTGCTCAAGAAAGGGAGGAGCAGATCGAAAAACACGGCAGGTCCATTAATAAGGATGTTATCGAAAATAGCCTCTATCAACTATCAGAGGCGGCTAAGAAATTAATCTCTGGGGTAGATGTTCCAAGGGAATGGATTGCTCCCATCAGATGGAGTGGACCCATATGGAGGAAAATGATAAAGAAATCATACAAGGATCGCCTTATCATTGCCGGGGCACTCATTGCCGCTGAAATCGACAGGCTTAATTCTATCGAGAAATGATCCAGCGAAGAACGCCACTGAAAAGAGGAGAGCCTCCCAAGAGGAGGACCCCGTTAAAACGAACGGGTCTTAAAAAGTACACGGTTAAGCAGATTAAGGCGGTTATGAAAAAGACTACCACTAAATGGCTTGACGGAGAACTTTGGAGGCTCACCTCTCTTCTTGTAAGACAGTTACCCGCTGACTCCGAAGGGAGAGTCAGGTGTTGTACCTGTAACGCCTTAATGTCTTGGAGACACTCTCAAGCAGGGCACTACATCTCCCGTGCAAAGAAGTCCACCAAGTTTGACCTTATGAATTTGGCTCCCCAGTGCCCTCGTTGCAACATTCAATGGTCGGGAAGACAGGCAGACTTCGGAGCGTGGATTGACAGAAAATACGGTCCCGGTACTGCCGAGAAGATCAGGATCAAGTCCCAGATGACCTGCAAACGGTCAGCGGCTGATTTGAACTGGATGATCCTTGAAGTTACCCGGGAATTGATCAAACACAATTTTTTATTAAAGTGAAAGGAGAGCCTATTTGCAAAAAGAACTTGATGCACTTTAACCTAAAAACATAAGGAGTATGAAATACCGATGCCGATCTGGGGTGGCACCCCTAAAAGCCAGAGAGTAAATTGTTGGGAGACAATTTTGAGGGGTTCGGGCAGAACCGGACCCCAGTTTTTAACAATACTTAATGTAATTAAACATGATAAATAAAGCAGTTTTGCTCGGGAACCTCGGAAAGGACCCTGAGATTCACCGATTGGAAAGTGGCGTAGTTAAAGCCTCTTTCAGCCTTGCCACCACCGATTCCTACAAGGATAAGAATGGTGAGAGAGTGAAAACAACCGAATGGCATAATGTGATCTTCTGGAGAGGACTGGCTGAAGTGGCCGAAAAGTATCTGAAGAAGGGTGCCAGAATCTATGTCGAAGGGAAAATAACCACCCGGGAGTATGAGGATAAGGATGGGGTCAAGCGTAAGGTGACCGAGATCATCGGTTCTGAGATGAAGATGCTTGACAAACCTGCCGGGGATCGTGATCTCGAGGACGAAAAAACAAGTTCAACTCCCAGAAATCCCTATTCAAACGCAAAGCCTTCATCCCCGTCTGGAGATCAGCCCGAGGATGATCTTCCGTTTTAATCCAACAGCTATGGCATCAGACACCAGATTCAGAAGAGATCACCCAGAGAGACCTTCCCACTTCACCAACGGACATAAGAATAAGAACATGTCTAATGGAGATATCTCGAACTGTACTCCCCATCTTTTATCTGACGGGAAGACAGTCGTATACGTGAATAGCAACCATGACGAGAAGAAGGTTGTTGAAAACTACGAAAACCACCAATCCCGTTACTGCGGATCGGCCAGAAAAGGAGGCCGGGGATCATCCAGATACGATCAGGTGGATTTCTCATCAGGAACTACCCCATAGGGGGTATTTAACGACTTCAGGGCGATGGTGGCACTAAGTCACCTTCCCCGGGAGATCGTTCGCTAAATCGAAGATAATGCAGTAATTTGAAAGGAGGAACAAATGAGTAAAATAATGGCACATAAAACAACAAACCCCAAGGACAACATTCACCGCTGCCGTCAGTGCTACACCCTGTTTGATATGGAGAGGGTGAAGAGGGCGTATGGGGTGGAGTCAATGCCAGTCCTTCTGGGATATTGTTCCGCTCAATGTTATACCAAAAGCATAGTGGAACGCATAGAAAAGGAGACAAACGCCCAGTACCCACTTACTCCCGATCAATGCACAAAAGGATTTAAGGCAAAGATCGAGTGGAAATATATGGGAGACCCGTCCAAGGTCGTTATTATTCCTTGCGAAGATGGTCCGTACACCATTATCCTAAAAAAAGAAGGTCTTTAAAACGAAGGTCCCCGGGAGGACCGTTAAAATCCAACCGGGGAACCATTCGACCTATGAAAGCAAAAACCCGTGCAAATATATGACAGAAAAACCAATTATCATCATCACAAGAAAATTTCGGTGCGATTGCGGCCACGAGTTCTGGACCGCCAAACCTGTCTGCCAAGTCAGGTGCCCGAAGTGTAAGCAGGACGGACCAAAGATGATTGACATCCGTGGCCCTAAAACATTTTAAGAAGGAGGAGGAAGTGTTTTCCCTCTTCTTTTTAGTTCGAGGATCATCCGAACTTCCTTCAATTGTTTCTCATCCATCTGCTTAATTCCCTTTTCAATTTTAGCATCCATTTCCGCAGAAGTCGGGACGTTCTTAATCTTGTCCTCTCTTTTCATTGCCTCCCGCTCAGTATTGGTAGGAACGTATTTCTCACGAAGTACCGGGAACATCTGGAAGAATGCCTCCCCCGGGGTCTTGGCAAATCGCTTTTCTGCCGGGATCGTATCTCCTTCTGGGGTTACCTGCATCCCGAAGTCCGATTGCCATTTTGCAACCTCCTGAACCAGCCCGGGGACTCCCATTCTGGCAAATTTGTTCACCAGAGCGGTTTCTACCTGAGTCATCCCCTTGTCTATTTTAACAGAGTCTGACCTGTCTTTAAAGTACGGGGTGGCATTGATGACGGTTCCCATAAGGCCGTATTCCAGCATGTTAATAAACGGTGCATTCTTGACCGTAGCTGCATCAGAGGCAACGTATTCCTCTAACCACTGAAGTAGTCCGGTGCTATTCCCTTTTGCCGCCTGTTTGTCGATCTCGTGAGCAGCAGACGCCCCGGCCAGAACACTTTCCAGCATCGGATAGTGGGTTATTTTCTTTGAGATGGTGGTCTTCTTCCCTCCTGCGTTTATAAGTACAGAGCCATCGTCATTGTGAGTCAGGTAGTTTCTCATCAAAGCCCCCAGTACAAAAAGTCCAGCCCCCATTGACCCCATTACAATACTTCTCTGGAGAATATCAGCCTCCCCGGGTTTAAGTATCTTGGTTCCGCTGACCATCAGATGAGCCAGTCCCGGTGCCTCCATAGGCATTCCTTCCTTCGCCAACCTTCTCTTCCCGGCAAGAGCAATGAATAGCCCATACTTGAATGTTAACGCCCTGTCAATGTAATTCAGGGGGACCCTCAAGATCGGAAGTTCAGTCTTTAAAAACGCTCCCGGCAATCCCTTGGCAAACAATCCCTGTAAACCCTGAATAAAATCATTCTCATTCATAAGGATCGACCATTTCGCATGGTTCAAAGACATGGTCCCAATCTTAAACTGGACGTCCTTCCTCGATGGATCATACAGCTTATGTTGATCCTCCAGTGACTTTCTTTCCTCCGAAGACAGGTTTGGGTCTCGAAGTTTCTGTTCGATGTCCCTGATCTTCTTAAAGTAATTAAGTGAAATCTGCTCGGTAGCGTAAACGAACTCAGGGTTCTTTATAAACGACTTGATGTATCCGTGCGCCCTACCCGGGAATTCCATAATCCCCTGTCCGATATTCCACTCCTCGAAGATATTAGGTTTGCCAAACTGGGTTTCATGCGGGTCCTGACCGCCAAACATGTTCGCCCAATTTTGCCTTCCTTTTCTGGTTATCGGGAAGTTCCTTATGAACTGAGCGTAATACTTAGACACGGCTGACCAGTGAGCCTCTCCCCAGATATCCATTTGATCCTTGGCTGACTTGGGTGTTATTTGAGCGATAACCTGCTGCCAAGCAACCATAAACGGCTTAAGGATGGTGCCATAACCAACAACAGCCGCCAGTTTTGCAAGTGTCCCGGCAAATCCAAGGATAGCGAAACGCTGCCATTTCAGAATGTTTTCGGTCCACCTTTGGATCGGAGGCTTGTTCCGGTTCAGGTCTGCCTGACGTTCGGTCTTCCATTCGTTTACCTTGTTTGCATAATCGTCTTCTGCCTCCAGAAGGGCATCTGTTTTCTCGTATGTTTTAGCCGCTTTCTTTAGGGTGGTAAACTGCTCGTTGTCGATCTGCTCCTGTACCCAGTTCTTTCGATTGTTAAGATACTTAATACGTCTTTCGTTGTATTCCCGGGCAGGAAGACCAAGGCGTTCAGCC